GCAACATATTTTATACTAAAATACAAAACTACTTAATACCTATAGTCATAAATCTTGCAAAGCCCCATGTAGGATATTCAAACTGTAATTTTCCGGCAAATTTTATCTCACTTAAGGGATATAAGGCTTTAAATTCTTCTAAAGTATTAGTATTAATGTGATGATCATGATGCAGCATATTATTGCCCTGCAAAACTAATCTTTTCCCTTTAGGTATACGTTCAAACCATTCATTAGAGTCAAAGTGTTCGGTACTAGTATTAATTATAAGATCTGCATGTGAACTATCAATGTTATTGCAATCTTTGGTAAATGCTTTAAACTTCCAATTTTGCCACACCCAATTTTCATTTAGTGCATCTGCAATTTCCTGACAGGCTGGATCTATATCATAGCTTTCTATTTTTTGGACTTTGAAATTGCCTCTGGTTAATAGTAAAAAACTCGCCATACCATACCAACCACCATAAATGTGAGTGAGGGCGCTATACCATCCAGTTTGCTCGAGTTTTTCACATAACCATAATTTACTAGATATTTGTCCGCTGCTAAAACTATCCCTATTTAAAGTAATCATTATATATTGTAACCTTTATTTTTTATATATTCATCTAGCCATTGCCAAGTATAACTTAATTCTAAATCAGCTAAATTTCCATCGACTGTGTCGTAATACGAATGTGCATCTTCTGCTCCTAAAATTGACCAAGCAGCGTAATCCCCTTCTGCTTTAGTACTCCATAATTTTAATCTATAGGAATTTTCTACCGTAGGATTTACAGATTGATAGTGTTTAAGTTTGACGACTTCTCTAAAAGCGGTTCTCCAAGTTGTTTTAGGATCTTGATTAAAATAAGCAGTGCCACTTAAAATAGGCACAACTTCATGTGGCTTACTCATTGTAAAATCTAAACCTGGTTTATCTGTAGCTAATACAAGATTTTTGTTATAAGCAATCATACCCATATGGCCATATTCTAAGGTATTCACAGGATTATGTGCATGAAAAATATAGTGTTTAGGTTGTTGAAAAAAATCAGGCATCCAAGTCCAATCAAAGTTTTGATTTACTTTTAATTTCGCAGGGACACAATAAAACCATGGAGTTTTCACCCGAGTTGCAGCATGTTTTATAGCTGCAGTTCTACTATTAATACCTCTCACCCATATAACATTATTATTAACAGAATTTTCTAACCATTTATAATATTGTTGTTCATTGGGTTCACCATTACTAATATATACAATATCCAACTGTGAAAGACCTTTATCGCCGAAATAATCATAACCAATTAGATTTTTCCTTATATAAGGATAATCATAAAATTGAAACCGTAAATACATCTTAATATCTTTAGGAACTAATGTGATAGCACCCGAGCGACTCAGCCGTTCTATCACACGATCCTTTTGGCTCCATAAGCAAGGTAAATCTATCTTAGGTAGACTATCTTTTTGATTAGTAAATATAGTATAGGGAAAATTAAAATTATATTGTTTTACTATATCTATTAGATTATCATTATCATTATAATAGCAAACTGGTGTACTAAATCGTTCTACTGATTGATCTCTACAATAGTTTATAACCTTGAACCAATCTAATAGTTCTAGGTCATACATTTGCTTATTAAACGATTCTATATTGATATAAAAAGTATCCCCTCTATAATCGACTGCATTCTTTCCATAAAACACATGTATCATATGATTTTGAAACAAATCGGGATGCCAAGTAAAATCAAAATCACTATAATCACATATACTACTAATTACCCAGATTGTCTTAGAAGTTGCCAAATTTACTGCTCTTTTCAATACATTAAGATGACTATCTACATATCTAATAGATTTAATGTTGGGCCATTTTGTTTTTAATTTTTCTAATTGGTGATTACTTCCATCATTCATAAAATCTATATAAAAAATTTCAGTGCTAGTTGTTGTTGCTTTCTGATCATTTACAGATTTGAAACCTGCAGAGCCTTTGTAAACTGGCCCACCTGTTGTTTGCCAATTTGTACCAAAATGATGTTCATAATCTATCTCTGAATGGTCAGGATGCCAACTGAAATCAAAAAGAGTTGTATCTATATTATCTGGTATTATCCAGTTATCTTTGTTTTCTTTACGCGGCACTATAGGGAAAGCATGAAATTTATATTCTAAATGCTTGGCGAATTGTTTACTAGCGAAATACGTTAATCCGTTTCTTTGCCATTGACTAGGAAAAACGTGAACATATTTGTCATCGTAAGGCATACAGCGCCACTCGAAATTAAAATTAGAATAATCATTGTCACCATGCAATAACCAAAAAAATCTAGTTCGAGATAGATCGGCGGCCTCCTGAATGTTATCGACTGAACGCTCAAAGGCAAAAAGATTTGGGGGTTTGCCTATATAAAAAACATCAAACATCTATATTTGTTCTATCTGAATTTTGCAGCGATTTAAAAAACTGATTCCGTCATCGTTACGATACTGATTTCTATAATAGACATTTTTTATACCAGCCTGATAAATGCCTTTTGCGCATTCTAAGCAAGGACTGTGGGTCAAGAATAGACTAGCATTATCCCCAGATTCATTTGATCTCGCCAATTTCATCAATGCATTCATTTCCGCATGTAAGACTTCAGGTTTAGTTTTTAATCGATAACGTTTTGTAACTAGTCGATTATCAATCCAAAATTGTCCTTCCATTGGCCATTCGTGCCAAATTTCTTCTTTATCTAAATGTTCTATTTGATCGTAGGGCATGAATTCAATATATTCACAGTTGTTATCCCATCCCGCCGGTGTGCCGTTATATCCTAAACTTATAATTCTATCATCTTTTACTACAATTGCACCTACCTTAAGTCTAACTGCTGAACTCATCTCAGCAGTATGCTCAGCAACTTTCATATAAAATTCAATAAATTTTTTTTTCATGTAATAACTTATTGTGTATCTACATTAAGAAATGATGCTTTTTTATCGCCTAATTCGCCGAAATCTAATCCATTAAACTCCATACCACAGCATTGACCGCATTTAGCTGGGCGCATAGACTTATTCCCATCAGTAGCCCATGTGTCAGGAATCCATTGCTGAAAAATATCTAAATTAATTATGTCAAGAATATTGTTTTTGTGCATATTAAGCTTGTCTAGTCCACCTTGCAGTTCTATCAATTTGACATAATTTTCATCTCTAAATTTTCCATTAGTATTCATAAAGGGTTCAGAACCTAAGAAACAACAGGGTGCAACATGACCGCCTGCGCTGATAAAAAGTTCGTTATAATTTTGCGACTCTCTTCCATTCTGTATTGCTCTACATCCGATTGTTAAGTTGGTGAGATCTATAGTTTTATATTCACCATTTACAAAACGTCTATCTAAATTTTTAACTCCGACAATATTTCGAAAATCATTTATTGTAATTGCCTGATATTTATTTTTTTGAAAGTAAGTAGCATCCTCGAAGCTATGCTTAAACTTAGTTTCATTGGGCTGTTTTAAATCATATAGATATTTTCCTTTCCAAAATACCTTATGTTTACCTTGGCCATTTTCATATGAATGCCATCTTGTAGTTCTTTTTACATTAAAATTTGTAAAGCCTAAAGTCTTTGCTAACTCTCGAGCTTGCTCGACTTGATGTTCGTTATGTTCAAATACAATGTAATCCCAATGAGCTATACCGCCAGCGTCGATGTAAGCTCGGACATTTTCCATTATTTTTTTCCAGTTTGTATTTCTTCTATAAAGATGATTAGTGTCTTCTAATCCATCTAAACTAAATGTACAGTAATTTCCGCCATTTTGTTCTTTTCGCATTTGACTGCCTAACTTATACCACCAATCGGGGGTTCGTAGACTGCCATTAGTGTTCATTGCAAGACCTATACCAGGACTCACTTGTCTTACATAGGCGTAAATATTGGCAAAATCTTTACAAGCACAGGGATCACCAAAATTACCGCAGGCTAAAATTTTTCTTAGGTTGCCAAGAAATGGCTCAGTCCATGCTGAAATAAAACTGTCTAGTGTCCACTCCGCATTTTCCAATGTTGGAATTTCAAATCCAAGATTTGAATATCGTGGACACATAGGACAGGCACTATTACATTTATCGGTAGGTTCCCAATGTACTTGAGATATAGAGCCAGGCCACATTTAATATTCCTTTGATTTGTTTCAATAAATATCGATATCAATATTTATATACTGGGTCTACAAATATAAAATAATGGAATCAAAACACGCTTTATTAATCGGTTGCGGGTCTAAATGGGGAGCATCATTTACGAAACAATTAGCTGATCAAAATTATTCTATAGATCTAATTACAGGGTCTGACTTAACTTATCATAACGTGAACAATATCAGAATAAATTGGCTTACTCTTACACCATCAATTATTGAATCTCTACTTGATCCCAATAAAAAGTACGATTTAATATTTTTTAATCAGAACTCGGGCGGTTCCCCAAACGAGCATTTCTTAAAAAGTGGCAATAAATTAGATATAAATTCATGGAATCATAATATTTGGCTTAATTGTCAGCTACCTTATATTGTTGTTCAACATCTTACGAAAAGTATTTCTCATACTACTAAAATTGGGTGGATGTTAACGGGTTTGATAGTAGGGAAAGAAAAAAACTTTTTTAAGTATGCAGGTTATGCCTCTGCAAAATCAACAAATCTTCATATTATGCGAGGGTTCAGTGAATTTCATCATGGAATTTTTTTTGCCATAAATCCAATTTGGTTTCCAATTGAAAATTATACAGAGGATGCAAAACAGATTCATAAAATAATAGAAAATATATCAGCTGCAGATAATGGAAAAACTTTTAGAAAAGATGGAGTAGAATGGATATAATAATATCTTTGACAAGGAATTATGAATTAATGTCAGAATCGGCCTTTTTTAAATAGCACAATCAACTAGAATAATTCTTCTATTTTCATAACAATAGGGTACAGAATGCCAGGTCAATTCTGTATTGGCCCAAAAAGTTCCTGTAAATTTTTTTGTATTAGCAATATGAAATACTTCTTTATCATCAATGATTTTACCTTGATCAAGCCATGGTAACTCTCTTTTTGCAAAATGGGTAGAAATATTATTATCCTGTACATTGATAATTCCTGACACTATTGCCCATCTATTATCCAAGTGCCATGGCATACTAAAACCAGGTTTACATAATTTTTTACTTAATCTTATTTGTTTTAACAAATTTTCTCTTTTTCCGATACTGCCTTCAAAAAAAGGAAATCTAAGGTATTCTATATCTAATATTTTATTAACTATTTCGATTACGCATTTTTTTAAAATTTTGTTTCCAATTTCAATGAAATTAGGATCTGCACTAAAATTAATTCGATTAGTCGAAACATATAGATTACCATAATTAATATCGTGAGCACCATACTCAAATGTAGGCAAAAAATCTATACCAGTTAATTCTTCGAATTCTACATCTATTATGGCAGGGTTGTCAGATACTATTGTTAATTTCATATATAAAAATATTTACCATAATTCTATATTAAACTTATTAGCTAAGTCTTTCATATAAGGTAAAACATAAAACAAATTTTGTTTTCTGTATAGATCTAATTGTTTAGTATATGTAAAAAATCTCACTACATCCTGATAATCGATACTTTTAGATTTTTCATAGGCACTTTCATAATTTTGCATTAAGTTTTGCCATGCATGAATCTTAGGATCGAGTTTTTGTTTTAGTAAATCAAGTTGCTTTTCAAGCACCATAGTGGGTGTTAATTCAAGATAGTTATTTCCTGTTACTGTAATAAACCAATAACCATATTGTACACCTATGTGTTGAAATCTAGTAATTAATGGCAGCATATTTTCAGCATTTAAATTTTGATTTACAACAGATATTCCTAATTTAAGATTAGAGTATTGATTTTTATAGTCTATTGCTAACTTCATATTTTCATAGACTTTTTGAAAATTCCCAGGCCATCTTATATATTCGTAAACTGCATCAGTACCGTCTATACTTGCATTAACTTCAACTTTTTTAAATTTAGTCCAATATGCAAAAAACTTTTTAATATCTATATGCATATTTGTATTATATTTTATATGAATTTGCCCTGCTCTATTTTGATCGATCAAAGTTCGTAATATTTTTTCATGAAACTCGTTAATTAAAGGCTCACCACCTATAAAATATATATAGTTTAAGTTAGTGCATTTTGCAATTAAATCTAATATCTTTTTTTCTTCATTCTCACCAAAATCAATTAATCCTTTTTTACCTGATGGATCATTGAAGATTCCTATATCTATTAAGTTTTTAGCCAATAAACTACTACTATACTTGTTGCACATTCTACAAGCTAAATTACATTTGTTACCCAATGTAATATCTAAATATTCAATATCGTTAAAATCAATATGTTGATTTTTATAATATTCCACGTCTTTTACTCTATGCAAATTATTTAAAAGTTCTCTGTAACTTGTCATTCCCTGATCTTCTAAATCCCAACACCTTTTGCATAGTTCTGACCTATCATCATTTATGAAATCCTGTCTTAATTTTTTAATATTTTCATGATTTATTATTTCATCAACTGATATATTTGTAATTTTTTTTCCAAAACCAGAATTGTATGCATTACAACAAGGTCTTAATTGACCTGTGGCAGAAAAACTTATACTGTTAAATGGCAATACACAAAAATTTTTTAGAGTCATATTTAAGGTTATTTGTTATAGATATCTTTACATAAATTATAAAAATCTCTGTATTCAGGAAAAGTCTGTAATAGATCGGTGCCTAATCTGCGATCATTTTCAGTAAAAAAAGAGTAAAAATCTCTTCTTCCCTGCATAATTTTTTCTTCGCTAATAGTATGTTCTTTCATATAATTAGTAAGACGTTTAAATTTTTCGTATTCTATACTGGTAAACCAATTCATATTTTCTTGAATAAAATTTAACGTTTTGTCCATATAGGGAATAAAGTCCGGGGTTAAGATTTTTATCATCCAGTGCGGTGGCTCTTTAAGATATGGAGTATCAAAAGATATTGCATGCTGACCTTTTAATTGACGCAATTCAATTACTTTTTCTAATAGTTTTTGAAAATTAGTGACACAAAGTACATTAAATGTACACATAAGATTAACGGTTGCACCAGAGTCTATTACTGCTTTGACATTTCTTTCCCAATGTTCGCAATTTAAACCTGTACGCATATATTCAGCTTGAGGGCCCCAGCTATCTATGCTAGTATAAAAATTAAATTGTTTAATTTTTTTAGTGGCTAATAAGTTGGAAACTCTTTCTAATAGTCGATCTACTTTAGCAAAACTTACTCCAAGATTACTATTAAGAGTAATTTGTAATTCCGGTGCAGGTTCATTTTCTAGTAGATCAAAAAACTGCATCGCTGCAGGATTCATTAAAGGTTCACCCCCTGTAATTCTTAGAGTATGAAGATCTTTTCTTAGCTCTGGCCACCATCGCCAAAACGCTTCGATATAAGGATTATTATCTTTAGGTCCATAATAACTACCTCTATCTAAAAATTCTATTCCGTATTGATTATAAGTTAAATCATAATTGCCATGCTTTTTAATTTCTTCTACCCATTGAGTGCTAGCTTGCGGGCAACAATAACCACATCTAAAATTACAACTATTACCAAAGCTAACTTCTAAGTATTTTGGGTTAATATTTTGATCCCATGGTAACTTAGCTATTTTGTCAATTAAAGGCACACTATAGTTGCTACTACTATGAAACATACGATCACTAAAATGTTCCCCTGGTAAATCTTCTATATTCCAACAATAATAGCATTCGTCGGGTCTTTGCCCTTCAAGCATTTTTTTCCGTTGTTCTTTTTTCCATGAGGTATTATGTAACGCCGCTGGATCTTTTTCTATTTCATCCAATTCTATATGATGTGGTCTAGGATGATAACAACTATGATTATCTCCTGTGTGAAGATATAGAGTTTGATGCAACCATTTCATTGTACAGAAACTTGGACTTACACGATTTAACTTGTCCCTAACTACTTTAACATAGGTAATATGATTTTCATTCATAATGATTCACTAAAATATTTGCATTGTCTAAAAAATTCTTCCATTTCAGGAAAAGTTTGTAGAAAATTTGTGTTACGTCTGCGATCGTGTTCAGAAAAAAATCGATAGAAATTTGCTTTTTGTTTTTTAACATATTCATCGCTCAGAGTTTTTCCTTGACGCATCCAATCTATTAGTCTATCTAATCTTTGCAACTCATAATCTTTAAATCCCTTATAAGGATTTTCGGGAGTTTCTATATGTTTAAGCATAAAAGCCCATGCATGTTCTAGATTATCTTCATAGCTTTCTGGTAATAATTGAATACTTTGCCATTCTGGTTTATATAGTATAGGAGTATCAAACCATACCCGTTGATAAGTTTTACTATAAATCTGTCTAAGGCCATGAATAGCATTTATAAGCGATTGAAACCCTGTTACATTTAAATTATTCATTGTTATTATAAATGTTAAACTGCTTCTATTAGGAACTTCTGCTAAAAATCTATTTACATTATTCCATAACCTTTCAAAATTTAATCCATGTCTTATATATTCAGCCTGATTAAATGTTGAGTCTAAACTAACATATTGCATAAAATGTTCTAATTTTTTATTATCTTGATCGCATAGCCGTTTAAGATAATCTAAATACTTTTCAAATATTTTATCTTCTACACTAAAATTACTAGTAACATTTAAATGTAAATGTTCACTAGGGTGCTCTAGAACATAATCAAATACACGATAGGTGTTGGGATCCATTAAGGGTTCACCGCCTGTCATTCTAAAATGATCTAAATTTGGGTATAACTCTGGCCACCATCTCCAGAAAGCATCCACATAAGGATTATGCTCACGCGATGGAATAGGTCTTCTAGTACCAGTAAAATGATCAGGGCTGTTATGAGGTGGATTAGTAGGATAAGCCCCCATTCTTTGAATTTCATCGTGCCATGTCGAACTAAATTGTGGACTACAATAACTACATTTAAGATTACAAGCATGATTAAAATTAACTTCCACGTAACTAGGTATGACATCTTCATTTCCTGTACTATTTTTTATTTTGGTAAAATGCCTAGCAGCCCAGGGCTCACCACTTCTATAGTGCCTATCACTAAGTTGATCATTGTTTTCTATGTTCCAACAATATTGACATTCCCCAGGACGTTCATTTTTTAACATAATTTTACGTTGTATTTTTTTATGTTCAGTATTATGCAGGGCACTGGGATTGTCAATAAGCTTATCTACTTCTATTCGATGTAAAGGCGGATGATAGCAACTATTATTCAATCCTGTGGGTAAGTGTAAACTTACCTGTTGCCATTTTGCTAAACATAAAGCAGGGCCTAATTCAGCACGCATCTGTTCTGCTGCACTCATAAAGACACTTTTAGTCATCGCTAATCATGTCCTCTATAATACCGTGCATATCGTACTTTGGTATGTATCCTAGTGCTCGTAATTTATCATTTTTTAACCACATACTATGTACCTGAACTGTTTGATGAAATTTAGGAACAGCTATAGGTATAATTTTTCCGGGATTGTTAATTAAACTATAAGCATAATTGATAATTTCTTTAAAGAGATAAGGAATACCATTGCTAATATTATAAATTTCATTTAGATTACCTTTTTCTAAAATTAAATTAATAGCAACAGCTACATCATTATTATGTATATAATCTCTATATAAATTACCATTATCATAAAGATTTACATTACGTCCCGCTTTAAGTTCATTGATCATAAATTGAAGAGCATTTTTTTGTGCGCTGGCATTGTTATCTCCACGTCCTGCTACATTGGCTAATCGCAATATTCTATAGGAAATATTAAATGTTTCACAAAAACTAATTAATAGTTGTTCTGCACAACGCTTGGTAATACTATAAAAACCTTTAGGATTACAGTATGTATCTTCGGCCGCAGGCACATTAGTATCGCCATACACGAACCAACTACTGATAAAATTAAATGTAATATCAGTATTTTTTAATTGTTCTAAAACTTTCATTAGTAGTATTAAATTTGTTTCTATATCAATATAAGAGTCAGTTTTTACATTATAATTAGATACAGTTGAAATAAAATATACAATATGTTTACAAGCATGATTGATAGAGTAATCGTCACGCCGGTTAATAATACAATTAGCAGTATTTTTAACATAATTTCTACCCACAAACCCCGAACCACCAAATACTTGAATATAATCTTTCATTCTAATACTGTGGATCCTCGATTTGTATAATTTTTATTAAAATGATATTTAAAAAATTTACTTTGATCTGCAGTCATATCTACTATAGGTAAAGATAATCTGGTTCGTAGTGTTTGACCGAGATTTTCGCAGGCCTTTTCATCATCTTGTTTAAATGATTGCCAAAGTCCATGAAGCTCATCAAAATCCTGTACCTTTGTGTAATCCCAACCGCGTAACATAGTTAAATATGTACCCAATCTTGCACCATATATTGCCCATTTACCGTTTTCAACGTCTGTCCCTACACTTTGCCAAATACATAGATGATCATAGTTGCGTTTATGTATTCTCGATTCGAATTCTTCCAGGGTTGGTTTTTGTCCCCTATCTAAACACATTTTTACTCCTTCTCTGAAACCCGCACGCCAAGCTTGAAATGGAGTTGCATTTGGATAGGTAGTACTATAACAATCATGCATAGCTTTATAATTAGGGTCAAAACAAAATTCTACTAGTGTTTCATCTCTACCATCACTGTTTTCGTGAGTGCGCATATTAAAAGCAAATTCTCGTGTCCAACAGCTAATTCCGCCATTGCCATACATTAATCCATTTATATAATTACGTGCTTTCCATCTGAATACATAGTGCTTATTAATATTGTCTATTTTAAGTTGTTGATTAAAAAAGTCAGCATCGGGTATATTATCACCATCAATTACAATAAACCTTTCTGTATCGCTGGCTTTTGCCGCCGCTTTGTGTGCTGCATCACTACCTTTTATTCCATCTACTCGTTTAGCCCATGGAATCATATTCCTAATCTTAATCCAAAATTCTTCCTTTTTTGGTTCGTCATAGGTTAGAAATATGCAATCTAAATCTGCAATATCAATTATCTGTTCTTGCATAGTTATCTATATCATTGTAGGTTTCATTTGCTTCTAATAATAACCCTGCATGGTTTTTAACAGTAACAAAACCTTGATCAGTTTTTTTCATGGGTTTGTTATATTTACGATCTATTTCAATTAATACTAATTTTTTATCTTTTATAGTATAACGAAAATAATTATCGTATTCGTTTTTATCTACTACAATATAATCATTGCCCTCCCGGTGATTTTGCATGCTACACTCAATAATATTTCCTTGATTATCATAATAAATTCTATATTCAATGATTGGATCAGGGAGATTGTAAATTAGTGGTTCCGCTTTCATTAATTCTTCTAGCCAAGACATTTTCGTATTCCTTTAAGATACTATCATTTATGAAACTTTTTTCATGGTAATGTAGTGGGTAATATTGATTTACATTCGCTATTCTGATCATAGGAAGATCTAATTCAACACTAACTATTTCATGCCATGGCTGATTAGGCCATTCATTTATTGCTGGTTTCATATGAACAAAATTTATAAAATCAGCACTGGGTATGGTGCATTGTTCGATACCCAAAATTTGAGCTGCTAGTGCATACACAACATCTGTGGATACATATTGCTGTCTACAATTTTTTAACACATTTGCATAGATATATTTCCAATTAGAAAAAATTTTTTCTGCTAATTGAAAAAAATCAAATGCAGTTTTACTGTATCTAAAATACATTAAACCATTATAAATATCTGGCAACAAATTATCATCAAAAAATTTTCTATACTGTCTACTCGACGCTTTATCACCCATATAATTCTTGCACCCTAGACTAAGAACAACATCTCTTAGTCTGAATGTGTTAATCCAGTGTGCTATACTTCTAGTGATTAATATATCACTTTCTAATTTTATTGTTTCTTTAAACGGAGATAAATTAAATATTTGCCATTCATTTTCAAATTTATTAGAATCAGATTCTGAACAATCTTTTTCTAATTCGATTACATGATTAAAATAATTTAGATGCTTATTTTCTATTAGATTAGCGGTGAATTTATCAACAATCACTGCATAGGAATATTCTGGCATTACTAATTTAATACTCATTGCCTGTAAATAAGCTAAATCTAAATAATTTGTTTGATTTGTATTTTGAGCAATAGTTAAAAATCCTACTTGATCTAGTTTCATTTTGTAACCGTATCAATGAATTTATTGAAATCTTCTGATAGTAAGTAGTTCTTATCCATAATATGAATATCATGTTTAGGAAATACCCAGGCCTTTTCAGTATTTTTAATTATTATATTATTATTTTTTAGTTCCAAATTAGTGATATAATTATCAAAAGTAGTAATCGAAAAAGGAATGACATTTTTTAAATTTGCTGTATAACCATTGATAATATTATTAGCAATAGTAAATGCAAAATCATTTCTAAAATTGTTAGCTTGAATATTGTATAATTTACAATAATAACTGTAATTACGTTGTATTCTACCCACTAACTGAAATAACAGTTCTGATTTAATAGTTTTATTAAATATTACAATCGTTGCCCAAATGGTTGGTAAGCTCATTGGGCCTAGCTTTTCGCTAGTAGAATTCATATAATTATTATAACTTAATATTTGATAATCTATGGTTGTATCTATTAATTTTGAAAGACTTTCACTTAATACTAGATAGTCGGTATCTAGCAATAATGTAGTATCAAAAGGACTGAGAGAGTATGCCAGATATCTATTTTTGTTTTTCCAATTTGAGGATTTTATTAAACCCGATCTATAATTTGTAGTATCATTAGATAAATTAATAACCTGTTCAAAAATTTCATTTTTTACATCAATATCGGTTATTAAACAAATAGGTAAATTTAAATATTTTTTTACTAGTCTAGCAGATTTTTCTGCTATAGTAATATAGTCGGTTTGATCGGTATTATAGGCGATTAGTATAACACCCTTAGACTTTTCTAATTTTGGATAGTTCATTGAATTGAATATGCCATTCATTCATAATAGAATAATAATGCTGTCTTGCTAATTCTAATAATTCTTTACGATTAATTTTAATGGGATTTTCGTATATATCTTCCAAAAATATTTCATCATCGGGCCAGGTAGCTAAAAATGCCAAAAGATCAGTGGTTATTTTAAAAAGCCCTTGGTTATATGCTATGTGGAGATCGGTTTGAATTTTTTCTCGTAATTTAATACGATTAATTTGAAAATCTGTAGATAATTTTATTTGATTAACTATTTGTTCTAATTCTGTCATGCAAATATATATGCACGAACGAAGAAGATAAAAAATTTTAAGCAGAATCAAATGTAATAGTGCTACCGCCCCAAGAATTAGATAAGAAAGTGGTTTCTGGTAATACTAAATCGCATCGAACATTAAAAGTTAAATTAATTGCTCCGCCGTAGGCATCATCAGCAGGAGCATACACACCGCATCTGATAACAAATATATTTCCCTTACTGCCTCTGGTAGTATCCGAATTCCCTGCAAAAAATTGTACATAGGCATGTATATTTGAGTAGGCTGCAGCCGAACTATACACTACTATGATGTTAGTTGGACTATTAAACACAAGATTATAATAGCCAAAACTAGTGTTACTTGTAGTTAAATTATTACCAGTTCCTGTTCTACCACCATTAGTTGTAGGTCCAATATTGTTAATTCCACCTATACTATTAATCACATCTCGAGCTGCTTGACTTCTTGTTGTACTTGCATTGTCAGTGGCACTAAACACTAAATTTAATCTACCGCCACTATTAAAGAAATATCTAGCTTGATCGCTGCTGCCCCATGGTATATTAATGTCTCTAAAATAATTTAAGATCGTTGTAGCACCAGCAGTGGGATTAGTCGAATCAGTGGTTCTGGTTGGAGTAGCACCTTGAGTTGCAAAAGTAAGTCTATTAGTATAGGCAGTGCTGATATTGCCACTTAGAGCACTAAGATAAGTAATAACATCACCAGTAACTGGCACTGTTAAGTTTGAATGTGACACACCTGCTTGATGTTTTCGTGTTGCATTTACTGCATTAAGTAAAGTGGCCCACTGAGGTGCAGTTATGGTTTGTCCATCTGATACGGTACTTACTGCGGTTTGCCCATACCCTGCATCTCCTGTGCCCTGTCCATAGGTTGCATTTATATTAGGGCTATTTGTAGATGAAAATCCATTATAATCAATATCTTCGATTAAACCACCGGATGCGTATGTCATTTATTTTATTCCATTAAACATTGAATTTTACGATAGCAGTTATCATACCTATACCATCATCATATTTATTTTCTAATGCTTTACCAAATATATGTAAAGATCCAACTTCTTCTCCCACTCTACTAGCTCTTGCTATCCCATTACCAGCACTAATTAATCTATCTCCCTTTGATACCTTTCCGATTACCCGAACTGGGACTCGTCCGCTAAGTGCCACTGGAGGAGCAATTATATTATCTGCCAAATTTGAGTTCATTAAGTAAGCAGGATTAGAACTTATTACACCTAAAACATTGGGACTGGCATCATCATTTTCAATTGTAATTTCTTTTTCGCCGCCAATTCGTACAAGCGTGCCTGGCTCATATAGTTGATCTGACTCAAACCTTTCTGCCAAGTCAGCATATTGTGCTTCTGTAGCAATACCAACAAAATAAGAACCAATTACATTTGCAGTAGTAGTAATATTAGAAGTAGTTGAAATATTTCCAGATACATTGCCTAATACATTACCTAATACATTCCCTAATATATTACCAAATATATTAGCTCCGGAAATATTACCTGTTACGGTAAGGTTACCGTTAATTGTAGTATTGGATAAAGTAGTTTCTATATTAGCAACAATATTATTTGCAGTTACAGTTCCTGTTGCAATTATAGATCCATTAATTAATATATTACCACTTAAGCTGCCGCCAGTTCTTACATAATCATTTGCAGAGAAACCGCCTAAACTGTCAGCATCCGATGCTTTACCCCAAAATTTTACATTTGCGATAATGGCTTCATTAATTAAGTTTACCCCTGGTTTAATTGTAATAAAACCTGATATTGGACTAAAGGGTGTATACTCTGAATCTTTACTGTTGATAGCAAGTAAGGTAGAACCTACATAAATTTTTACTGCTATATGAGATACATTGGCTACATCAGTGATAGTATCAACTAAAATTCCGCTAGTGCCTACATTAGCAGCAAAAGCTGGGCCTACCAATACCCAAGATGATCCATTATAAACATTTAATTGTTGATTAACTGTATCCCACCAACTACTACCTGTTACTGCACCCGAAGGAGCAGAGTTAGCAGTAGTAACTGTACTGATAGTTTTAAATCCTTGACTAGTCCCGGATCCTGTATAAACTTTTAAATTTCCGGACTTATCCCACCAAAGTTGACCAGTAATCGGCGAGGTTGGAGCAGTTTCACTACTGGAATTTTCCAAAAGATGCACAAGATTATCGTTATAAATTGTTCCATACCCAACATAGTTTTTACCAATTAGTGTTAAACTACAACTAGTATCATTGATGGTCCCATCTTCTACTGTTGTAAGTAATGTGCCATCTGTTAGGGTTATAGAAAATGCCATTGTTATTCTTCGCTTTTAATTTAACTATTTAACTTTACTATAGCTAAAACCAGACCTTCTTCATTGTTTGTTTTGTTTTCTAAGGATCTACCTATCACATTATAGGGAGTTAGTTCTGATTTTTTTGCTGCTTTTGCCAATCCATTTCCTGCACTAACTAAACGATCGCCTTTTTTAACTGTTCCTATAACTCTTACCGGGACTCGTCCGTTTAGAGCTACTTGCGGATGTGTTTGATTAGTGCCTGCACCTGCATTCATAAGATAGGCAGCTCGTGTGCTAATTACGCCTAGTACATCTTCGCTTAGATCTTGGTTTTCTTGTGTAATTTCCTCAATACCGCCCAGTCTTACTACAGTTCCTGGTAAGTAGTAGGAATCTGCGCTAAATCTTTCTGCTATATCAGCATATTGTGCCTCAGATGCAATTCCAACAAAGTATGACCCAATTACATTAGCAGTTGTTACAATGTTAGAAGTAGTAGAAATATTTCCAGAAATATTGCCTGTTACGGTGACATTTCCTGATACTATTAAATTTCCTGTACCAGTAATATTATTAGCACTAATATTACCTGACACAGTAACGTTACCTGTAACACTGGTATTAAGTAATTCTACTCTACCATTGGCTCCATTAATATTAATAGATTCACTGGTAACTCCTGACACATTAACTCTAAATGCTAAATTTCCTAAATTTTGTGTATTGCTTATTCTTGCATGAATTGTATTAAGATTAGCTACAAGGTTACTAGCAGTACCTACTACTACAGCCACATTACTGGTTAAAGTACTTCCAAAAACTGCAGCTATATCTTTTCTTGCATAGTTTGTGCCTGATACTCCCTGTAAATCCGAAGCATTACTTGCTGTGCCCCAAAATGCAACATTAGCCAACGTACCAGTGGAGACTAAATTAAATCCAGGTTTAATTGTAGAAAACCCTGTAATACCAGTTTGTGGTGTATATTCTTGATCTTTACTGTAAACTCCAACTAAAGTATTATTAACCCACACATTTACTGCAACATGTTGATTTGTCAGTGTGTCTGTAATATTTCCTACCAGTACGCCCGAGGTTCCGGTATTAGCAGTAAAATCAGGACCTATTAGTGTCCAACCAGATCCATTATATAGTTTTAATTGTGCATTACTGGTATCCCACCAAAAATGCCCCGTTTTACTATTACTGGGCGCACCATTGGATGAAGTTATAGTTCCTAAATTCCTAAAATCCGATCCATTCCAAACTCTGATATTTCCAGAAGCGTCCCACCATAGTTGTCCATTTAAAGGTGTACTAGGGGGACTTACATTGCTAAAATTTTCTAATAGATGTACTAGATTTTCGTTAAAAAATGTCCCATATCCTGAATAATTTCTACCAATTAACGTCATTGAACAGCTAGTATCATTGACTGTGCCATCTGCCACAGTGGTTAATAAAGTTCCATCGGTTAAAGTTATTGTATAAGCCATTTTTTTAATAATCCGTTTTAATATTTATCATTGATTAGTACTCAAATTTGTCAAGGTTTGAATACGTATTGTATAATCAATTTGAATCAACCTATTCAATGATTTTTGTACAGGGTGGAATATTACATGAGTCAATAATTTTCCACTCTCGCTAACTAATCCTAGTTCATCAAAAACATATGTCCCATCCATTGTTGAACTATTATCAAAAGCCTGCTGACCCGTGGGTTCTGCGTAATCTAATAGACAACTTACAAAAACGTCTGTATAAATTAAACCAGGAGTATGTCTAATTTGAATATAGTTACGTTCAGGATCTAAATTTTGTGCACTGGTATTATCTACAATTTTTTCGTATGTCTGATTATATAATGAAGCACTTTGACCAAAAGTATTTGGGGGTAGATAGGTAATTACTCCAGTACTATCGACTGCTGTTCCACCATTACCAAATACCATATTTTGTATATATCCGATACCTTTATTTGCAAGACTTTGTGCTAAAGCTTCACTCATATTTTCATAATGAATAGCATTTTTTTTGTCAATTAAAATCTCTTTAGATTTTACATCCCATATTTTAATATGACCTTGCACCATTACATTGTTTTTGTCAAACATAACTATCCTGTTAATTTGAAGTTGTTACTATGATTTCACCAGATTCTGGATCAAAAATTTTTAAAATGCCGCGAACGAAAATTCCGCCTTTTTCATCTACCGTATCATTAGAAGGTAAGGTATCTTCTTTTTTAGCATTATCATCTTTTGTTTCTAATATATTTACCATATTTTACTAGTTCTATTCTATATTTATTCTAATTTTGTCTTACAAAAATAGCCTCAGTGGTGTCACTGGTATACAAACCAGTATTAGAACCTATTTCAGTCCATACATTACTTCTAATATAAGTTGCATTTCCAGCAAAAGTAATATTTGCACCACCCGCTGTGGTAATTACAGTATTGGCATTAGGAGTAAAGGTATAATTTGAACTTTTTGGCACAATCTCTGTAAAACTAGAATCAATTACTGCAGCATTAATATAATGAATATTTGCCCCTGTACCATATGCGCCCCTTATCAATCTTGACAGTGTATTTGTTGTATCATTTTTCTCAAAGTATACAATTCTTTCACCATTAATTGTGACACTACAAATATTATTACTGCTAGAATCGGGCATGGGCAATACTCTACTATTTGCAACAATTAACGAATTTGCAGTAAGACTGAGATTAGATGCTAGTAAAGTAGTAGCATTTTCAGCTATTCTAAGGTATTGATAATTATCATTTTTATCTTTAAAAATTCTATATTCAAAGTTATTATAGGTGTTCTGCGTCAATCTTGCAGATAGAACTGCTGCAGTAATATTACCCCCTGTAACAGTAACATTGGGAATAGTGGAATATGCAATTCCCACATTAGTTAAGGTTACAGCAGTAATCTTACCATTTGCATCTAATGTTACATTTGCAGCAGCCGAAGACCCTGTAGTGCCAGATATCACCACCGCAACATTTGCTGCAGAATATCCCGACCCTCCATTGACAATTACTATTTCGTCAAGATAAAATCCTGTATTTGAAATCCAATTACTGTAACTAGCCTGTGCTGCATTAGTACTAAAAGTCTGTACTTTTAAATCAAGAGTATCAAAAATTCTACCAGGTACTAGTTCTTCTGGGGCATGACTGCTGTATGTACTAACATATGTATGCCCATCTACAATAATATCTCCTGCAGCAGATCCCAATGTTGTATCTGTATATAAACTCTGTATTTTAGTATCATATAATTCATCAGGTATACTAGGAGTTCCCTCTGCATCATAGAATACTGGATCAAAAGTATTAATATCAAAATTAGCGATATCAAATCCGCCGGATTCATTATAAGCAAAACCTTCTACTGTAACGCCAGGATATTCTATACCACTTTGTAATAGACTATAATCTTTGCCAAGAGATCCAGCTTCGGCGGTATAATAACTTTGTATTCTATCATTGGCTGTAGATAAACTATTAGGAGATAATAATTTTAAATTAGCACTATCAAAAAGAGCAGTGCTAACAAAATTTCTTATTACAGTATAGGCATTGTTATTATAAGCAACAACATTTCCTTGACTATAGCTGGTATTTGCTGTCCATTCAAGAATATTACTGCCATAAGTAACTCTATCATATTTAAGAATGGTTTTTAATTTACGTACTAAAGTATTTGTAAGATTAGCATAAAGTATAGCACCAGAACCATTTCCGCCACTGACAGTAATGATAGGTTGAGTAACATAATTACTACCTGGGTATACAACTTCTACTCTTGCTATAGCTCCATTACTTAAAATAGCACGTAATCTTGCATTATCATTTATAAGACTGCCACCGACAGTGATTTCTGGTGCAACAGTATAACCGCTTCCGGGATTTTCCACTGTGACAGAATTAACAAAATATTTGTAATTGTATAACCAATCAACGTATTGGGGTTCTTTAAAGAGATCACTATCCTGTACATATTCCCCACTGGGACTTCTATAAACTTTTAATATAGGATCTAATGTACTAGGTACATCAAAATCTGCAATATATCCATTGAAATTATCTAATATATTGTATGATTCTATAATTTCTCTAATTTTAGTTCTAAAAGGTTTAACTTCATTGATATAACTTTCATATAAATTCTGATCTGATTTACTATAAATTTTAGGTTGTTTAAGATTTTTAACTATTTGATTAACCGTGATAAAACTAGTTTTAAATACCCAATCAAGAGATTTTTGTTCGTTTAGTGCATAATTTATCAGTACAAAAAATAAATTCACAAATTCCTGACTTAGTTGATTAATAAACAGACTATCTTGGAGTGCCTGCATAATCTTTCTTATTTCTAAACTAGGAGTTTTATCAAATCTATCTACACTAAATCTTTCATTACTAAATCCCATGAAGTTTTCTTCAAGAGCATATAAACTATCTAGAAACTTTATAGTGCCATCCTGTATACCAATGGTAGTTACAAAAGTAGGCCAGACTTGAATAATACTCCATTTACCTTGGCCTGTGTTTAATATTTTAACTATATCTTCACTTTTCAACGTTAGTTTGCCTAAGTCTGCTATAGTTTGTACTGTATAGGTCGGTTTGATACTAGTGTTGAATCCCTCGGCATACCAATCTATGTATTGCCAATATTCAGCAGTATCGTAGGTTTGAACTTTAGTTAATTTCCAAGAATTATCTGCCTGCTTGGTATATATAGTCCATAATCCACCTGCATTAACATCACTATCTACTAAAATTTTGTATCCAGTGGGCAGTATAGGAGCATTTACATAGGTTAATTCTTCATAGGTTGATACAGTATCATCATATGCGCCAGAACCTGCTACAGGAATAGGATCGGATGACTCAAGAATGGTTAAATCAAACCCTTGACTCATAACATATTTTAAAAATACCGTATTCACGTATTTTACTAATTGTTTCATAGCAGTGTCTTGATTTACGAAGACACTTTGTCTTGGTCTAAATTCTATTCCATAACTTGATTGAGGAGGCAAATATGGATCAGGAACTTGATTTCCATTACTGTCTAATCTACTAAGACTATCGATTATTTTCCTATATATGTTACTAGGTATTTGATCGAAGGAATCTGCTGCTGCCGAAATTAATTGATATTCATTGTGAATCTTAATTGAATCTGGTTTATTGGAATATTCTATATGTAATACCCTATCATTTGCTGATAGATCTTCATTTAGATTATATACTGCTACACTGTCGTCTCTTAATGCAGCAAAATATTTTATACCACTAGATTTTGGATCTCTGATATAGTTTGCAATCGTTAATGTAGGTAATGTGCGGCCTTTTAAATTAGCTAGGACATTTCGTTTATTTTTAACCCAATAATAAAATTTCACTACTGGGGTGTTGGTTCCTGTATCAACATAACTGACTGTGACAAATGCTGAATTATCTGTATACTTAGGTTCACCATCTCCACCATTTACTACATATTGACTAGGGGGATACAAACTTTCAGTCCATTCATAAACATCTATACTACTTCCAGGAAAGATATTTGCCCAATTAGAGTTTCTATATGATATAGAATCTTGTTCGTAGTCAAGATATCTAACTGCATTAAGATCCCACCATACTTGCCCTACTTGCTCCTCTGTCCAATGAAATTTTGTATCCAATGAAATAAGGTCGCTCGATCCATTATTGTAAATTGCAGGATCATAATCAGTTTTATATGTTATATCCTGTTCTGCTACCCCTAGGATCTTTCCTTTAGCAGGATCGATATAGTCGAGATTTACCATGATACTATTAGATTTTTTACTGTATACATAGGCTTTTATGATACTGTCTAAATCTACTTTAGCAGTTTCATTTCGAATAGTATCCCAACCTAATAGACCTGTATCATTAATAAACTTATAAATTTTTCCTGTTTTATTTCCCTCACTACTATCAAACTCTGCACCAATGTAAGCAAAAGTATTAGTAATCAAAGCGGATGAACCAAATTTTGCTCCAGGTAATAATACACTGGATGCTTGATTGCTAGTAGGAACAAATTGCTGTACCAAGGCCATTTTTCCTGGTGCTGTTATTGTGTTTGCACTGTTATTCAAATATGTAAACAGCCATGATGAACCGGCACCTATTACATAATCAATAAAGGATGTTGACCCTGCATCAAATGTAGTTTCCCTTTCCTTAGATTCATTACTGATATAAAGATTTAATTGTTTTTGTGTTAACCCTGAGGGCAACGTATAGGAATTTAACCAGGCAAATTTATCAAAGGTTAGCGAATTATAAGTATTAGCTTCTTTACTGGATACTATTAAAAGATTAGAATTTTTACCTACATTAACTTGCTGGCCAAAGAATATAAAAGGATCGTTCCCGGGTGAAGTTATTGTTTGAGTCTTCGGAAATACGTTAAGTCCCAGATCACTTAGTGCTGTTCCTAAACCTGGCAAGATTCTAAGTTTGTCAGCGTTTAACACACTGTCAGACACAATTTTTAAATATCCCGATGCATTAGCTGCAGTTACTCCGGGAATATTAGCACTATTGATATTTGTGATTACACTGCTTAGATTGCTACCAGTAAATGTAACTACAAAATCATTTATTCTTATACTATCACTGATAGTTACATTTGGATCGAGTTTAGAGCCCGTAATGGTACCATATATCCGTCCTTGATTTTGATAACTATTAACGATACCGCTATAAGTGGCATTATTTATTGGACTATTCTGATAAGGCGCACCTACATATAAACTACAACTGGTATTACAAATATCAACGCTATAACCAAATTTTGCACTTCTCTGGGGACTATCTGGAAATATAGTAGTAATTGGCCTAAATGCATTTGTTTCTATTGCAACCACACTGCCGGTGTTAGGCGCAGTAGTAAATTGTATTGTAGTACTGCTAGTTAATGTATAATTAGATGCTATTGAATCATTAATATAAATTTTGCTGATATTGCTAATTATATCCTGAGTAGTGAAAGTAGTTTGTATACCATTGGCAATAAATCTTTCAATTGATCTATCATATACTGTTACCTTTCCGTTGTTAGGATATACAGTATTAGCTGATGTGTAATCGTATTCAGGACTGCCTATTACTAATTGTGCCCCATCGACGGTTGAGGCAACACTATGACCAAACTTAATGTTTGCGTTAGGTGATGATATTATATTTGCAAGTGTAAACCCAGGGTATTCACTAACTGCAATCAATCCTGCAGCAGGAGCAGAAGTGAATGTAATTACATTACCCGATAAGGTATAATCCTTATAAGGAACCAAATACCTTGTAACATTAGCAACAAATAAACTTTCAATCGAATATGGCGTAAAATTAATTGTAAAATTGGAAGTACTACCATCTGCATTAAATGTGTCAACTTGTGAAACTATATTACTGTTAAACTGATAAGCATAAACTTTATCAGCTTCAGGTGCTCCTACATACAGCCATTGATCATCTTTGCTTAAACTTAGACTATGACCAAAATTACCGTCAGTGATATTTGTAGACAATATTTGCTCTAGTGTAATCCCACCAAGGAAATCTTTTTTGTAGACAAAAACATATCCTCTGCCGTTATCACTGAGACTGGCACCAGCAACCATATAGACATTTCCACTTGACAGTGACGAACCCATACCAATGGTATCAGATGTAGGACTACCAAGAGTTAAGTTTTCTTTCTGACTTGCATCCGGATTAACAATAAAAGTAATTACAGCGCCTTCCCCGTTTTCATAACCCGGTGCACCAACTGCCAGTAATGTTTCATCAGCCGATAAACTAATTGCTGAACCAACTGTCCAGTTTGGCCTATAGAATACTAAAGACAAAGCAAGATTACTGATAAAAGGTTCCGATTTTTCGTAGACTGCCCATTTATCTGCAATATCTTTGTTTACCCAAACTTTTTGTCCGGGTTTCCAATCAATATCGAGATTTACTAAATCTGCTGCACGATCAATTTTTACTGATTGCAATTTGTAGATACTAGCACTGATGTCAACAGTCGAAAATGTTCTTTCACTATCGATAATAGAATTTACTGCAATAAATTCTTTCAGTCCAGTAACTTGTGTAATTCGGTAAAGACCATTGTAAGTCTGTCTATCTTGTAAGTCATTTATTATTATTACTGAATCGTCGACATTTAAAAAGTGCGGCAAATCAGTGGTAAACAAATAGCTATTATCAAATTCTTTTGTTACAGCTATTACTTTTGTATTATCAATGAGTTTACTTAATCTGTAGACATTCCATGTTCTATTATAATCAATTGCAGTCCAAATTAATGAACCTGTACCCAAATTATTATAATTACCTGTTAGTTCGACAGGATTAGATAAATCATAAACTGTATAGTCTACATCCTCTATATTGACATACCCTGCAGTTTGTATATCATCTGTGTAAACACTATTATTAGTTCTATTAAGAAATATTGGTGGTGTCCATGGAATATCTGCAGTTTTATAAATTTGATCAGCAACACTTGATAGACTATTGTAACTTACAGAATTATTAGTATAGGCTGTAATACTAGAAGGATTGCTTAGTAAATAATCCTCATTGAGATTTATTTCAACAAATTGATTTGTTTGAAGACCGCCATAAGATCCTACTCTAAAAGCCCATTCTTCAGTGGTTACAACATCTTTTTCTTCGCCTGACAGATTTATATTCTGAATAGTTTTAACTACACTGTTAGTGCCTTTTTGTTTAATAAAGCCTTGATATAGTTTTACCTGGCTGGTGTCATCTAAACCTACATTATCTAAATAGGTTCTATTTCTATACCCTATTAGGCCTAGACTGAATAAATCAAATTGACTTTCTAAATTAATATTATTAATATCATAGAAATTTTCAAATTGTTTAGCATTTAAGGCAAAATTACGTAGTAGTCCCTCACGAATAACATCTTTATTGACCGGCAACCATTTAGTAAAATCAAATTTTGTAGATCCTTCTATATTTGTAGATGCAGTATAATAAAAGTTTTTATAACTTACTAAATCTCCACGCAAATAATCTGTGTTTGTTCTCCATACTTCTATCTGATTATTACTATAAACAAATCCATTTGGTGATAAAGTGCCATTCCAATCTGCAGTTTTTACACCTACTAATTTTAGTCTAAATTGTCTTGCACCGGATGATGGTTCGTATATAACATCGTTAAACTGTGTTAAATTATTGAATATTATTAAATGTTCGTATTGTGATAGACTAATGTCCACTAATCCTATTAAGTCACCGTTTTTATTATTAAGATTTAAGAAATAGTCGGTGTCTAATCTCGTTACAGAATAAGCATCTGTATCCAAGGTTAAAAAATTCTGATTGACTATTCTACTTCCATAATAGTTACCCATAGTAGCATCCACTACAGCATTAGTAACTTTAAAATGTACTCGATCCGCGATAGGACTTAAAACAATGGTACTTCCAATACCCCATCCCTGTTGAATCCAAAATAATAATTCTTTAAGACTTAATTTCCAATTACGTATTTCAGAAATATTTTCATCAAAGTAAGAAAATATAAAACCTTGTGATTCTAAAAATTGTTGATAACCAGCTAATACACTGGCCATCTGTTGTAGGGTTTGTAATTCAGTTCCGTAATTAATTGCATATTTAATATCTAAGAACTCAGTATACCATTTAGCAGTAGAACCCAAAATAGTGACCTGCTCATACTCGCCTTCTGTATTAGGATTAAAGAAAGTAAAATATGGATTTTTAGTGTCGTAGCCACTTAATTTGAATCCGTTTGCAGTTTTTTCAATTATAATAGCACTGTATCTTGGATTAGCAATGGGGCCCGATTTGTGTAATGCAATATCAAAATCTGAATCAGGTATTATAATACTATCATTGATACTGTTAGGACTAAATTGCTCTGCTAGCACTTTGATATATTCTTTACTAGTAAAGCCAGCTGCTCTATAACCTAACTGCACATTAAAATTATGTACATAGTCTAGTAAAGGCTGTTTATTGATGATACCTAAACTTGTATTAAATTCCGAAATCCAATTTAAATATCCCGATGCACGTGATATTGTTCCATCACTGGCAATATATCCATTTAGCTGGATATCATCGCTTTGAATTCTAAAATTAGTATCGCTAATTAGATATTGATCTAATACTGTATCATATTTGTATTTGTTATTATTGATACCAAAACTGAAATATTTGGCAGGATTCACCAGTGCCAAGGCAATCTGTAATGCAAAAGCAAACTCACTGCTGTTTCTCCATGCAAGTTCACTGGGGCCTAGTTGACCTATACTCCAATTAGCATTAAAATTATTATTATTATAATCAACTGTCAACAATCCTAAGGGAGGTTTGAGATTACCATTCTGATCAGTGGGAATGATAGCACTTAGTCCAGGTCTGGCAAATTTTTCGTTTAAACCTTGATTTGCTCCTTGAGCAATATAGCCTCGTTCAAGGTCATTCCATAATATTTGATTGCCGGAGGTATATGGTGCAGGCCCATAATAATCATCCCACCAGCTGGGTTTGATTGAAAAACCTAACATTTCCCATGGGCGTAAATGGGGACTATCGGTGTCATAAAAATATCTAAATATTGCACGCCAAGATCCCTGTAATTTAATACCTCCAAGCGTAGCAGCACTAGTAAAATAATTATAAGTAAAAGGATTACCTACATCATAAGTTGTATTGCTGACATAATTAATATTATTGTAGCCTACCCATTGCAAATAATAGCGACCTAATATACTATTAAAGTTGTTAAGACTAATACCAGTATCTCTAAAATTACCGGGTACAACATCATATATATTAATTAGCTTTTCATCGTATTGTACCTTGATATTATTAAAAATACGTTTTTCAAGTTCTAATATTAGTTGATCACGAAAGTCGTTAAACGCAGGAGTAATACTACCATCATGTCCTCTGATCATTACTACTGGATCTAGATAGGTATTGTCAGTGTAAATTGCCGGCACAAATTTTGGATAAAGTCCCAGCTTAGTGGGTGTCTCTGGTACATAACAACCATCGGTATCATAGTACTCAACAATTTTTATAATATCGTTAACAGAAACAGTCAGGGAATCTGAAAGCACAATGGCTGGTAATGTAGTTGAGAAAGTATAATCCTGTCCAACTATTAATTGTGTATCATTTAAATACACCAATATTGCTGTGTTGCCAGGCGTATCCAAGGAAAAGATACTAGTAATTTCATATACTTTTTGTAAGATATCTAAAATTTCATACTGAATAACATTTTTATTTTCCCCATAAGGTATCATATCACTATAAAACCATGGGAATGTATCATTCTTAATCTGATTTATTTGTTGAATTACCGAATCTACAATTGCAGGATAATCTAAGGTATTACCAAATTGTGTCATTCCAGCTAACGAGATAAATTTATTTTTAAATCGTGTGTATTCTTGTTGTGCTGTAAGAACACTATTAACAAAATCATATTGTGGATTATTTAAAAATAAACCCGAGTATATGACAGGAGCACTTTGTTGTAGAATACTACCTCCCTGGGCAACGATACTAATATCTCTGAGATTACTATTGCCAGGAAATGCTCCATAGAATTTTGTTGTATTTTGTGTTAAAGTTTGAACATGATTGCGTAAACTTCCTAAGGTGATCGAAGTTAATATTTCATTTTTACTGTTATAGTTTAAATTATCAGGTACTTGATAAAATCCATAATTACTTTTCTCTGTGCTATAAATTAAAATATCTATTCTGTCAGAAGTTTTAATTTTACTTTGTAAAATTCTAACTGTAATCCCTATAGTGCTGTTTGGATATATCTGGAAATCATTTACAGATAGTTGTGTATAATTCACATATACTTTTATGTTAGGAACATCAACACTGATTTCTGGGGTAATATCTGTTTGAAATGTATTGTTAATTCCGTCATAGGTATAACTTAATATTTGATATTGTTTAGTATCTTGGCTTACTTTTTGCCATACATTTAATTTTTGTTTACTATTATCTAATTTGTTTAAGACAAGGTATCCAAGATTAATTTTTTCGGTTACTGCTACACCATTACTAATGTATTCAAATTTATCATTATCAAAATAATTATAAAATTCTATATCACCCTGATTAGCAATACTTTTATAACTTAGCGGAAATCCTAAAACAGAATCGTCTGAACTAAAATTTCCAATTTGATAATTAAATATTTTCGTACCAACAAATTTTGTAGAATTGCTAGCAATTGGATATCGTGTTCTGTTTCCTAAACTATAACCCTGTGAATCTATAACATCAAAATATGGAAACTGATTCACTGCGGTTTTCTGTTGTCCACTCTGCCATATAGATCCATCATAGTAAAAACTTTTATTGGCATTTACTAATCCGCTGAGCACATTTACTACATTGTTTTCCTGTACCGTAACAATAGGAACCAAATGTATTATCTGTTGAGTATTAGTGGGATTAATTAATTCCACTTGGTAAACAGTTTTTCTAACAGCTAAATCGTCTGCTCGAGAAAATACTATTTTAACTCCATTAACAAGTTTAACGCCATCTATATATAAACTTACAAGACCCTCGACTTGCGACAATGGGTCACTATATGTTGTATCATATATGTCGACGGGTGCTATACCCACAGTACCATAATCATACAATTGTAAATTAGGAATAAATTCAATGATAGGGCGTTTAGCTCTACTGGCAGCATCTAAAGAAAAAGGTGTATTATTATATAAAGATGCAGATTCAATGACTGCCTGATGAAACCATCTATTTCTTCTTGTCCAGGGATTTATGTCACGTGATGCACGATTAATAGTAATGTAGTCGGGATCTACCAGATTAGGATCTGATTCGGGCACTAAACTGCCATAAAAATTATTGCCTATTATATAAGGATATACAGGATTACCACTTGAGTCCTCTGTGCAAAAATAAGCAAATGTCCCATTGGGAAAATCTGGAGTAACACAATATCTACCATTCATTGAATTTAATACACCTGGAGATCCTTCGTGTTTGTAATCTTCAATGAATGCTCCAGGTAAAAATTCAAATGTTAATGTATCACCACTATTAACGGTAATATTGCTGTCTAACAAAATTTGGTTATCACCGTATAAAAATGTCGGTGGACCAATTGCAGTTGCATTTGCACAATTTAAAATATAATAAGTATTAACCGGCAAGCCTGCACTGTTTGTAGTAATGCGCATGCCAGGATTAAGTCCGATAGTATCAGAAACACTAATTAAATTTCCTGTGCTGGATTCAGAAACAGTAACAGTTGCACCTGCAGGCCTATTTGTTAAAGATTGTATCTGATATCCACTGCTCATACGTACAATAGCACTATTAGCATCTAAAGGATTAGTATAGGCAAAAGGCCCATAAATTGGATAACCGTCGGCTGCAAATCCTATTATTTTGCTATGCCCGTCTGAGTGTGTATATCCATCTGTAAATCCCGACACATTTCCCCATGCATTTGCAGTAATAAATGTGCTGTCTTGATAATAGTATTCGCCGCTGCTGCCAACTGCACCGCCATAACTATCCCGACCATTTAATGTTGTAGTTGGGCCGCAATAATGCCAAGTAAACCCGTCATTATTTGTTATATAATATCGGTTACTGGGGCCATAAAGATAGATACCAGGTAAAGTTACCCCAGTGATGGCCTCTCTTGTTGCTACTGCAGCCTGTTCACCTAATACATTTTGTCCTGCTCTAAATGGGAAAGTAATTTCTGCATTCTGATCAGTGATATAGTAAGGATTCCCACTATTAGGAAAAGTACCTTTTAGAACTGTAGTTCCATCAGGAACATCTGATGTAGATATAGTAAATTTGTATCCTTGATAGTCTAAGTTGGCTACTGCTGCAGCAGTAAAAGATTCTTCAGGATTATAGTCAGTTTTAGTAAATGTGGTTATTGTAAAATTACTGACAGGAATTAATTCTATAGATGTTCCAACACCTTCTACATAATATTCAGTATTTTGGTAGCTAGCAGGTATCACAGTTGAATCAAATTTTACTTTTAAACCATTGGTAAATATTACCCCATTGGGACTTATATAATTCTGCTTACCTAGTATATCTGCCTCTACATCAATATTATTATTATTTTGATCCACTAATCGTATACGGCCGACTGCACTAGCATCTATACCATCTTGATAGTAAAGATATTCTAAATCTGCTGTAATAACAGGAAATTGTGTTAATATATCTAATATATTTCTATACCAAAATGTATTACCATATGTGAGACCGTATTGTACAGTGATTTTACGGTTTACCGCTACATCAGCATAATAGGTTAAATTAATTACGAAATCAGCACCAGATGGAGTAAGGGTAATTTGCCATATTCCATAACGTTGATTAACAGGTACAGTAGTTGAACTAGCTGTCCAATTATCACCATTATTTGTGTATTGGCCAAAAATAATTAATTTTCCGTCAAGATTTACATTTTGACCATCAATACCATTATAAAGATTAACTATATTAGATAAAAGTTGTCCTTGTAATTGGCTGTAGTAAAGTGTAGTAACAAAATCTATAGTATCCGCTGCAGGCATCTCTTGGAAAAAATTCTGTGCCGTTTTATCTGGGATAGCAAAAACCACTGTGCCTACTTCCAAGCCATTATTAAGAACTCCCAAGACCTGTCTACTAGATAAGTTAGAATTGCTAATCTGTTTGCCCGATAGTCCTGGGTCAGTCTGTATATAAAATGGATGCCCTGTCTGATTTATTTCAAATCTATATGTACCGTTACGGACAAGCACCAAATCTGGATTGTTCAGTGTGCCGTATCCGAAGATATTGTAGGTTTCAGCAGCTGAATCTCTGGTTACAGTAAAAGTTTTTTCTAATTCAGCAGTACCAGCCCCAACTGTAACTGCGGGGGGTCCTTGTGGTAACCAATAATATTGACTGAAATTTATAAAACTATCTAAATTAATATGTGGATCATAGGTATAATATTCGCTGGCCCACAATGTATTTTGATTATTTACTTGCCCGCCTCTATAACTAATACTCTGCAAAAGTTCTGCATAGGTTGCAGCATGTTCAACTACACCAGAAACTTCATTTTTATATATAACACTGGGTTCAAGTTGATAATCTGCTCTTGCAGCGGTTGGTTCTTTTATATAGGTTTCAATGCCCTTAAACCCAGGACTGAATTTTCTTCCAATATATCCATTTATTGGCTTGACATTTGGTTCAGTTACTAACTGATCCAATGTAGCATTCAAAAACTTTTTATTAGTTTCAGTTTGAAATATTGCAGGTAAAAGCAAATTAGTTTTAGTTGTGGACATATTAGTTTATCAAATTATTATTGTATTTACCGCAGTATTTTGAAGGTTCAGTTGTGCTGCAGTAATAGAAGTAATAACTTCTACATTGTCAACAGTAGCACAACTAATTAAGATTTCATTTGGAGCTGCAGTGATCTGTTGCAGAGATCCATAAACCTGATCATTGCTAGCAGGTACAATAATAATACTACTTACATTTGGTGCCATCCCCTGTTGTATATAAGTTGCTAGTTCAGTGAAATAGAAAGTTTCGCCAAAATCCCAATTATCAGTTGAGAAATATGAATTTATCAGTGCAATTACCTGACTACGAATTTCAGTGTCACTGATACTGATATTACTGTTTTTGATTACTTTGAATATTGCACGTAGTTCAGGGTTGGCTTTGCTACCAAATAATGGTTTAAACTTTGCTGATTCATAGATAATACTATCACTTACTGCTTTGTATTCTTCTAAGGTGCTTAGTTCTACTTGCAATGATTGCCCCGTGGGCACTTCGGGCTCACTGACAGTACCTGTAGTATCTAATAACCATGAACGATATAATTCTTCATATGACTTTGTTAACACATATAAATCTATTAGATTATTTGGTGTAGGATCAATTCTTCTATTTCCAGGGGCATTATGCCTGTATTGAAAATATAGATCAGATCTTCCCACTTCAGCAAGATAATCATTTGACTCTACCAATGATCTCACATTATTAGTTTCTGTAATTACAAAAAACTTTTCATCAGTGGTAGCATAAAATATTTGTCCCACCACATAATTATTAATTAATGGTGTAATGGCAGATTCAACAGTAAAACTGGTGTTAACTAAATCTGTATCAATTGGAGTATAGCTGATAAAACTATTATATCCATAGGTTTTTTCTAAGAATATATATTTTGTAGTAGGATTAGTTTCAGGATCTACAATATAATCAAACATATCTGGATTATCAGGAACTCCATCATCATTTTTATCACTATAGGTAATTAAAACTTTTCCGTTATCCACATAGCCATCAGATTCTACAATTTGATCGTAAATATACCAAACATAATCTTGTTGTAAGGGCAAGGCAGTATCGGGATCACCATTTGTTTTTAAAACATTTATACTGTCATTAACTGTTAACCCAGTTGCAGGATCAAATATTTTAACTCGATTATCAAAATAAAATTTTGTATCATTTACACTGGCAAATACATAGTTAAGACCTCTACTGACCACGGTATATATAGGCCCATTCACAGTAAATCTTAACAACCAACTACTATCAATGTTTAATCCGGTGGTTGTACCCTGATTAATTTGACTAAAGTCTGCCGTCGAAATATTTTGTGCAGTGATAATTGCCCAATCTCTGGTGTATTGATCATATCTTAGACCAAATTCTGTATAGTTGCTGATTGCTTCAATTAAAGCCTTTTGTAACGTCAAACTAAAACTATTACTAAATGCAGGGATTACAGTAATTGCTTGAGCATCGGTTGGGATATTTTCGCTTAAGGTCACTGCACCATTACCATTGGTAAGGACACCTACACTGCCGCTGCCAATTAGTCTTACTATAGATACATACAATAAGCTTTTTCCATTTGGTGGCAATTGCCCAGATTCTGGTAAAGCAACAATTTCATTTTTTGCATTGAAGTAATTTCCTGTCCCTGGACTAAAAATTACTATACTATTTTCATTCATATATAGTTCATTGCCAGATACTGCACTGCCAATTGGCACTATATCATCGTTACTATTTGTAAAATATCCTGTAGAACTACCAGACCCCACAGTGACTCTTTGCCAATATAAATTAGTAAGATTAATTCTATTAAAATTATCATAGTAAAAATGTAGAAGCTGTTTACTTCTAATAATAGGCAATAGTTGATTTTTAATTATTCGATTTATATCTGCAGTGGTATTCCAGGAAAAAGTTAAAGTTTTTTCTGCATTTTCTTTGTAAATAAGGCCGTCATCAGCAAAAATATTTGTGTTAGAGTATTTTCCCGATACATCGGATATATCTAGATATCTACTAATTCCGCTGCTGGTCCTATTCACTGCTTTAATTTTACTAAGATTACTAAATTGCACATAGGGAAAAATATTATAATCTTCCCCGGTAATCATACGATTTTGTGTGTAATATTGTTGGGGAGCTTTTAGTTTTATCTCAGATAAACTTTCTCTCGACCTTGCATTGGTCACTGTATATTTTAAACTAGCAACTATGGTAAGAGTTTCAATTCTGTTATTTCTACTCAAATAGGGTATGCTGATCCCGATGTTTTGCATTTCATCGGGTGTAATACTATAGGTAAGACCTGCACTTTGTCTAAAATAACATCTAAAGGTTCCTCTAGGAATAGCTGCAAAAGTTCCATCACCAAAAATAAGATTAATTTGATCCCCAGCTTTACTAGCAATCTGATAACTAGTCTTAGGTGCATTATTATTATAGATAATATTAACCCCTACTACACTGGGAATCTTATTCCATTCAACTGCTAGTTGCCCTACCGAACTTAATTGATATAACCATATATCAGAATTATTAATATTATTGTAGTCAATGGCAACACTGTTATTGGGAATACTTTCGGTAATTGAAAAGTCTAAGCTATTTAGGCTTCCCTGTTTAAAATAAAAGAAAAACCCCGTTCCATTACTACCATTGCCAAGATTATCATTTTGGTAGATTACATTTAATGGTTTGCCCACTGCAGGACTGGATTCATAAATGTATTGTTCATTTACACTGGTTCCGCTTATAACTTCAAAATCTAATGGACTATTTTCTACCTGAGCACTAAATTTATATACAGGTAAAGTATTTGGAGGTACATTTAAATTGTATTCTAAAGTCTTTATGCCCGCTAATACATTACTGTTTGCAGGTTTTCCTACTTGTTGATTAACAGGAAGGGCTGCATTAAGAATAGTAACAAATTGTTCGTACCAATTTGGATTTGTAGCATCATTCCAATTTATAATTGCATTACTTAGGTTAATGCCATTGCTATCCACCAGAGATTCAGTTGTTTGTATACTATCGAATTTAATCAAACCACTGGCAGGTATATTACGTTTAGGTATATAGCTTACTAAACTAGCTAATTTTAATACACTGTCCCTGCGTTCAGCAGTTTCAATAAAATTTTCTCTAGCATTGAGATCAGTTCTAAAAGCAAGGTTTTGCCCCAAAAATGCAATTAGATCTATTAGTGCAATATATTCACTGCTTTCTATAAAATCATTAAAATCTTCGGGATAGTAGAGTCTAAGATAATCTATCATTGCTTTACGCAATGTTTGAAAATCATAGCTTTGAAAATCTGCGTTTTTAAAGCTTTCGTAAATCTTGGTCCAATCTTGATTTACTAATAAGCTATTTTGTCTTGTTGTGATAGCCATGAATTCACCGTTTTAGATATTTATCGGAATTTTTATATACACTGTTTATAGTAAATTCAGTGATGATGTTTGATTATCAAACTGTAAATTTAAAACATCTCTTTGATTTCTATTAACATAAATTAACTGAATTTCAATTTGAACCCCTCTGTCGTAGGCAGTAACTACTACATTTTCTGCTACTACTCGAGGATCATTTGCTATAATTCTTTGTATATCTTGAATAATTAAAGTCTTAGCTTCTTCATCTAAGGGTTCAAAAATCATATCCCAAATAATAGTGCCAAAATTTGGATTCATGAGCTTTTCGCCCTTACGTATATTAAAATGATTGATCAAATCACGTTTAACTAATTCAAAATCAGTGATTCTGAAATTTTTTGTTTTTTCTATTGTACTAAAACCTTTGTAGATAGTCATGTCTATATTTATTGCTAGATTTTACTTTCATTACTGCTAGACACTAATTCAGTCTGTGTCTGACTATACCTACCTAGATTAAAACTTTTAGATACTATGGGATCATTACCAGTCTGGTTCCAAGTTTCCACTCGAGCAAGACCAAATTTATGTGTAGCATTGAGGTATCCTGCCACCGCTTCTTTAGACATATCATCAGTGATTAGGCCTTTTTCTTTTAATAATGAATAATTTTGATTTGTAATATCCTGTGCAGCTTTTTCTTGAGTAGTATCCGTTGAAAGAAATTCATCTAAGCTACTAGGTTTATTATCTCCGCCTATCCAATTGGACGGATTCTGTAAGTCTGATAATCCTGTGCCGGAACCTTCTTTGAGATATTGTAAACTAACTAACTGATCGCCGGTTAATCTATATTTTCCTACACCGATATTATCAAATGATGCATAATCTCCTGTGCTTTGGCTATAGCCTAATTGTGCCAAATATGCCTGTACACTATTATTATCTAAACTACCTATTTCACTAATCGCAGCTGGCTGTTTGATAAAATTACTCAATGGTGCTTTAAGATTTTGGTCCAGGGGCTGTCTAATAGCCTCGGCAATACCTTTACTGTTGGCAGCCAGAGAATCTATATCATTGGCCAAATTAGACAAACCACTGAAACTCACTGTTGGTGTCATACTGACAATTTTTCTAGTAATATTTGTATTTTTATAAGATCTTAGATAAGGTTCATGTGTAGGTAATTTAAAATTAATCGATTTAACACTGAAACCTTGCTCCTGCTGCCAAAAGTTTACAAAAGGTTGATTATCCACTGAATAATTTCTTAGATTTGGTATTGCTATGCTTACTCCCTTAACATCTTTGTATTGATATTGTTTAAGATTTGTAGGGGGAGTGACACTGGGCGAAGCTCCATCACTGTTAAGATAAATTTTATTACCTCCCAATAATAAACTTCCGCCAGATTTTAACGCCATATTTGTACTACTCATTAGGCCCAGAGAGTTGCCTTTTATCTGTAATTGCCTACCATACAGATTAAAAATTTGACTGGCATTAATTGAAATATTAGGTGATTGCATTTTTATTTCTTTTCTTGCATTTAGATGTAATTTTTCTGCATCTAACATAATATTTTTATCTGCATGTAACATGATACTGCCCTGTGTTCTTACAGCAATATCTGCAGCATTGTATATCAGTATGTCTCCCTCTTTAGTAAGTTCTATCCAACTTTTCCCAGATGCGGTACTGATATAGACAAAACCTTCGGTATCATTCATTATCATCTGATGCCCGGCACTGGTTCTCATTCTGACAAGATTATTTTTTCCTTCAAAATCGCCGTCATCCATTAAAAAACTGTGTCCACCTAAACGAGTAGTAACTTTGTATGGAGCTGCTTCACTATCAGTTAATTGAGCAGTTTGTATTTGTCTTTTAATCTGTAAATTTTTACTGGGATCGTTTATAGGTCGGCCTGGAGTGCTAAATCCGTATACTGCGCCAATGGCATCTCGTTGTGTGCTACTGGTAATAGCTCCACGTTCTGAATCTGCATCTAATCCCTGATTCCAAAGTTGTAGAGTTCGTGGAATATGCAAGGGCCTTTTATTAACTTTATACCAATCAGACTTAAAGGCATTTCTATCGGCTTCATTAAATTCCGCTGCAGGATAAGATTGATTAACATCTACTAGAATTCTAATATTTTCAGGAACACTATTGGGATCAATGTTACTAGCAGGTAAGGCTCCTATTCCTGGTACCATGTTTCTGCTTATATTGCTGTTAATACAGGCGAACCAATATCCCGATGATTGACGTTGTCCCCCGGGAAAACAACATAATACTTCACTACCTATATCAGGAGGAATCATTGACATTCCATAAGTCTGGCTGGTAGTTTCAAAATTATTCAGTTTATTACCTGGCTGTCCTAATGTCATACCTAAAAATGGACTGGCATAGGTCACTGGAGTCCAATTTCTAAAAGAATCTGCATCATTACCAAACCCAGGAATAAACACGTATAATCTACCATTTCTAAATTCAGTATCTATAGCTCTAACTAGTCCAACATAGATGCCATAACTACTTTGTACAGGCAAATCACTCTTTGTAATATCTACAAAGTTGGGTGTCTTAGTTCCGTAATAGGGTGTTGTCATTGTTCTTTAACCAAAAGGAAGATTATTTATATCGCCTAAAAATGATATATCAGTACCTATATCAAGGTTTAAATTATTAATATCGCCCAATGCTGTGGCATCCACTTCTGTAGGTAAGTTATTGTTATACCAGCCGCCCCACGCACCTTGATCGAAATCACTTATACTACTATAATCATTTAAATTTGTTATGGGTGCTGCGGTTGTATTTAATACTGTATCTTTGAGGTCTGCTATTTTATCGCCTAGTACCTTAATACTGTCCCCAAAAGTCTTAGATAAATTATCACTGATTGTTTTTGTAATTGCAGTGGTGCCTAATTGCATGGCCATGCCCGATAAACTACCTAACGCAGAAGATCCATTGGTTATCTGATTAGCAGCGGCAAGAACACTAGATGATGCATTTACTGCAGACTGCTGTGCGTTTAATGCTGCGCTGGCTTGGCCTATTAGGCTACTAGTGGATCTTACTGGTGCATTTTGAAAACTGGCATTTCTAGAATAGTTAACGTTCTTAATGGACTGTAACAAATTTTCTGCTCTGTTACGATTTTGTGTGAGATCATTATCTAAATTTGTTAGTTGTTCTAAAGTCTGTATTGGTGCTCGAACAATGTCTAATACCTGTTCAAATTTGCCACGATAAAAAATGTTCTCAACTTCTACTACTTTATATATTCCACTATAAAGATTGTTAGTAAATGGACCTAAATTAGGAATAGCTAAACCTGTTTCGTCATCATAATCCACTGGACTATTAATATTAACTCGTACAGTTAATTCCCCGTTATCCATCCAAAAACTACCGCCGGGAAATATTCTAGCTTGACTGCCCTTATACCAATAACTATTATAAAGCACATCATCCTGTTTTATAAAATCGGGATCGCCTATAATACGCATTCTAAGATTAATCATATCCCCACGTGAAGAAAGATTGAAAGAATCTGCTATACTAGCGGCAATTTGTTTTTTATCCTGATTACCTGAGGTAATTCCATAATTAATTTGCCCTGCAGTAGTATAATGAGGAACAGGCATGAGTTTATCACTGATAAAACTGTTTGTATCGCGATTAGATAAATTCGTATTAGAATTTCCATCCGTTGCTGTTACTACATAGGGATTTAATTCACTGCCTGTATCGACATAATCAGTTTGATTACGTTTTAATGGTAGACTAAAATAATATAACATATTAAAATCTATATTTAGATCTAATACATCTTTATTCTGTCCCGTAAATAGATAATTATAGGTTTTTGCCTGACCAGTGGGTAATCCATTGGACGCCCATGGATGTTTATTTGCGTAAATTTTGTATGGTACTACATAGTAAGTAGTTTCAGTAGCATAGCTTCTTCTGAATTTATCGTATTTTGTCTTATCTACTTTTACTCTTGGTATAATTTTATACCATCCCAATGGTTTGCGTCTATCATCGGTTGATGGATTTGTTTTAATTTGTCGTATAAAGTATTCACTATTTCTAACTGCAAATTCAATTAATTTATCAATAATTGTACCTGCTGCTACTACTACAGATCCTGCTTGCCAATTAATGCTATTAGCACTTTTTCCGCCCTGTGCCAACAGTACCTTGGCCTGAGATAAAGCTTCATTGGCTGCAGCCTGTATACTGTTATTAATATCACCTTCACTCCATAACGTAGTCTCACCAATAATTTTATCAAAGACAACATTAATTGTGTCAGGATATTCTATCTGTTTATCTTTAGCTGCCTGTCTTTGCCATTCATTATATGCTGCACAAAAACCGGTTATTTCAAAATTTTCTGTTTTCAAACTTGCAGATAGTGTAGCAATTGCAGTATCAACTGAATCATTATTAATAGGTCCACCAAGAGAATTAATATCGTATTGTCCAGTATTGAATAATTGATTCGCTCTACGTTCTTCTAACAAACTTTTTAATGATCGTTCTCGTTGTAATCTTGTCTGTACAGTTTGTTGAAATGATGAAGAAGTATTAATCGACGAATCGCCAAATAAATCCTTTACTTTTTTTGCCTTAATTTTAAATTCTGCTGGACTAACATTATTGGCTGTGTTTAATGCTCTATGCCAATAGGGAACAAACCCTATTGTATATTCTGCACCTTTTGAAGTTATTCTACTTTTTATTTCTGTAAAAATTACCGGAAATAATTTAGTTAATTCATTTACCTTAACAGGATTATTTTCTCCAGACACTGATTCATCTACCATGGCAAAAAAATCAATTTGCATCATGTAGGGTGTCATAAGGTATGTACCACCAGGATTTAAATCATTTGCAGTTTCTACCAAACGATTAATTAATGTAAACCCATTTGGTTCTATAATAGTCATTGAACCTTCTACTGCATTAGTGCCTCTATATACCTTAGTAGGACTAATAACTGTGCGTATTTTTACTTCATCGAAATAAAAATCTTCCTTCCAATAAGGATGTCGTTCTCTTGCTGCCATACTACGAGAATCGCCGGTATTGATAGATGATTGAGCATTCTTTTTATAATCGAATCGTCCTCCTGAACTTATTAAGACATTTTGTGGTACATAGGCAAAAGGTTTAGATTCATCTAATGCATTCTGTCCAAGAATAACATCCAAGGTATCCATTTTAAGCATATGTAAACTTATATTATAGGTATAAGTGGAATATTCTAATAGAGGATTAGGAGTTGGAGTATACAAAGGATCAGGAGTAAGACTAGGCGATCCCCATTCGAAGTCTCTAGATCCTACTACTACTGTGGGTTTACCACCAGGACGAAATACAGTGGCCTCAGATTGAGGACTTTGACCAACAATATTCAACGCTGCTTGTTCGCCTGCATCGGGTGTTGGCAGGGTAATTTCTGTTCTAGTTACTGCGATGGGTCTTAGAGGATCGCCTGTAGCTTCATCTATAGTTACAGTTTTAGTAGCCATAAATTATCCTAAAAGATTTTGTAAAGTATCTTTTCTTGGTAAAAAAATAATTTTACCTATTGTCATATCAAATACCGGATCTTTAATTGCATTAGGATTTCTTGCAGCAAATACCCACCAAAGATCTGCAGTACCATAAAGATCTGCTGCTAATAAATCGGGCCTATATTGATAAGTTTTATTAATTGTTAAGGTAACATCTTCCTCTGTTGCAGGAACAACAGGAAGATTAGCTACATCAAGATAAGTTCCAAATAATTCTGTTTTACTGTAGGGGCTATATCTACCATATTCCAAAGCCATATTAGATAAATCCTCCACTTATAGCACCCGATGTTCCAACTTTGCTTAATAATTGTCCTCGTGCAAACCCCTGAAGAGTAAAATTATTAGCAATATTTTGTCTACTGTAAACAGGTTGTAGTACCACAGTAAGTTGACTGGTAGTGGGCAATCTCACAACATTTTGTGCTTGTAAATTAATTGCGTTACCTGCTTGATTATTTAAGTTTACACCCACTGGTATTTCAATATAGTCTGAATCAGAATTCATTTGATGTGTGAATTGGGTTACAACACAGCTAACATTAGGAAAATACATAGTGCCATAGCCATTTAGGTACACCAATGGTGGTGGTGCTCCTGCAAATTGATCTTTGCCATAAAACATTTTAGTAACAGATCTAAAGAAATGAATAACTGCCAGTAAATATTGTCCCTCTTGAATATTTTGTACAGTAAAATCTCCCGATATATTAATTGATTGTACCTCACTGTTTTCATAAAAATAACTGCTATAGTTACTATGAGTAGGAGTTGCAGTACTATATTTGGCATTATGTGTGACTGTAATTTGCGGAGTATAAGGAAAAATCACTCCAGACGTCTGTCTTAAAGGTTCTAAAATTAAATTTGTTGGATCATTATAGAATAGTTTTGCCAAGGCAGGCTGCAGACTAACTCTAACTCGCCAGTCGTCTTCTGACTTAAATACAGAAGTACTACTAGGCACAAAAAGGCTATTTAAAATAGATCCTCTCAAACTGTCAAAACTAGGTAGCGCCCCTGGATTCACCCCAGCGCTGGCTAACCTTGCGCTAGTGGGGTCGCCGACTGGGCTTATTCCGTTTTGTGGATTAGAGCTGTAACCGGTTTGTTGTGCACCATTGCTTAAATAGTTGTCTGAGCTTCTTGCCAAAGAGGTATTTAGATTCATACAATTATTTATATAAAAAAATCAAGGGGTTTTTTGCCTTTGTATTGACTTAGACTGATTAATATGCTAAAAAGTAACATAATAGGAGATTAAAAAATTAAACACAATTACTTAAATAACAAAGATATTCTTAAAGAAATACATAAAAGTAAAAATAGCTATTGTATCTATCAAGATACCCATTCTAGCGATTATGATATAATTTTAGACAGTGTTAAAAAAATTAATAAAAAAAATATCGCATTAGCTCGGAAAAATCGTGCTGAGAGATTGGGGAAACTTAATTTTGAGCAGGCTCAACTACTAAGTGCTGAAAAACTAAAATTCGATCAATTTGAAATCAAACATACAAAAATTCCCATCACAGATATAGTATTTAGAATTATGACTTGGGAACATATACCTTTTGATGAAACAAAATCCAATAAAATTGCTCAAAATGAAATAATTGATGATGAAGAGCCAGTAATAACTGAATATGATGAAATAATTGTAGGCAAAAACATCAAAGTAAATTTTCCTCCATTTTTTCATTATAAAATAGATCAAAACAGTGAGCCATATATTGTAGGTAAAAGTCATTGGAAAGGCGATTTGGTAAATGGTGTATTTTCTAAAGATCACGGTAAGATGACTGACAAATTAGCTATTATGTTCATGAAACTCTGTGAGCGATATGCAACTCGTAGTAATTGGCGGGGATATACTTATAATGATGAAATGCGTAGTCAAGCTTTACTGCAATTAAGTCAAATCGGACTACAATTCGATGAATCTAAGAGTCAAAATCCGTTTGCTTACTATACTGCAGCGATTACTAATTCATTTACACGAGTATTAAATATCGAAAAACGCAATCAAAATTTAAGAGATGATATACTGGAAATGAATAATTTAAATCCCAGTTATACTCGACAAAATATGCACAGCGGACTACATTATGATGAATGATCCCATTGCTTTTGCTTGATCTATAGTGTAAACTACAGGGATGGGAAATCTATTTAAACGTGCATTGGTATTAACCGATCTTCATTTTGGTTTAAAAAGTAATAGTCAGGTACACAATGATGACTGTGCTGCTTTCATTAAATGGGCAATATCAGTAGCCAAGGCGCAAAACTGTGAAACCTGTTTTTGTCTAGGGGATTGGCATAATAATCGAGCCAGTATAAATATTCTTACACTAAACTATAGTTTAGAGGCATTAGAACAATTAAATGCAAACTTTACAAATGTTTACTTTATTCCTGGCAATCATGATCTTTATTATCGCGATCGCAGGGATGTTCAAAGTGTTTCCTGGGCAAAACACCTTTCAAATGTTAGGATATGCAATGATTGGTTTATTGATAGCAACGTTATCATTGCTCCTTGGCTAGTAGCAGACGATCATAAACGTATCCCAAAAATGTCAGCCAAATACATGTTTGGTCATTTTGAACTACCACATTTTTACATGAATGCTATGGTGCAAATGCCTGATCATGGAGAAATTAAGCATGAACATTTTCAGGGCATTGAACAGGTTTTTACTGGGCACTTTCATAAACGACAACAACGTAATAATATCACTTATATAGGTAACTGTTTTCCTCATAACTATGCAGATGCTGGCGATGATCAACGAGGTGTAATGATATTAGAATGGGATAAACCCCCTGAATTTCATAGTTGGCCACACCAACCAACTTATCGAAATCTTAATCTCAGTGATTTACTGCATAATGCTGACAATATTCTTCGAGAAAAAATGCATGTCAGAGTAAGTTTAGATATCGATATCAGCTATGAAGAAGCAAATTTTATTAAAGAAACATTTATCGAAAGCCATAAATTAAGAGAAATTACTCTAATGCCTTCGAAAAATCATGATCTCACACAATATGAAATTAAGGGCAATATAGAATTTGAAAGTGTAGATCAAATTGTAACTAATCAATTAACTGCTATTAGTTCAGAGCACTACGATAATAAACTTCTATTAGACATTTATAGGAATCTTTAATTGTTAAAACTAAAAACGCTATCAGTTAAAAATTTTATGAGTGTAGGTAATGCTACACAAGGTATAGATTTTGATCGTAATGATTTAACTCTTGTCTTAGGTGAAAACCTTGACTTAGGCGGCGATGACAACGGAAGTCGCAATGGCACAGGAAAGTGTGTTTGTATAAATACATTAGTAAAAGTAAGAAACACCATAACTGGTGAAATTTACGAAACTACTGTAGGAGATTTATATAATGCCGCGCTGGAACAACAGTCTAGAAGATAATTGCAAATTTGTTTTAGATAATATCATTAAAAACATACACCCGATTATGCACCAAATAACATTATCAGATATAATTTCAGCTAATTTAGAAAATAATAAAAAAGTAATCGAACTATATATTAGATCTAAATTAGGCATTACATCTACGTTATCCAGAAAAACAAAACAATACTGGATCTCTAGAGGGTGGAGCAACGATGAAGCATATATAAAATCGAAAGAAAATACACAAAAAAATATCAAAAGCGTTTATAGTAGAGAATTTTGGTTAGAAAGAATTAATCCAACAACTGGAATTAATTATACAATTGACGAAGCAGATTTTGAAAGAAATAGTCGTCGTCCTATTAGAAAAGAGTATTGGATTCAGAAAGGATATACTGACCAAGAGGCAGAAACTCTAGCATTAGAATCTAAAAATAATAATAATAAACTAGGAGCAAAATCATCATCTACTTCTATTGTTCGAAATGTTACATCGAAAAGATGCACAGAATATTATACTGTTCGAGGGTATTCTATAGAAGAGGCTAAAATTCTTGTTTCCAACGGGCAGAAATATTTTTCTAAAGAAATTTGTATTAAAAAGTACGGAGAAAAGAAAGGGTTAAAAGTTTGGCAAGATAGACAAAATAGATGGCAAAATACATTAGCCGCTAAACCCGACGAAGAAAAGTTTAGGATTAATAGATTAAAATTGTCAAAAGGAATAACTGTTTCAAAAGCAGAAAAAATTATTTTTGAACAAATTAAAAATATATTTCCAACAGTCAAACATCAGTTTACACTGTCCGATGAATCAAATAAAAAACAATATGTTTATGATATTAATATTGACAAAAAAATTATAGAATACAATGGCGACTTTTGGCACTCAAACCCTTCTAAATATTCTTCAGATTTTACAAATCCAAGAACAAAACTAAAAGCACTTGACAAATGGGCAATCGACGCGGCTAAAATTAAATACGCAGAATCCCAAGGATATAAAGTATTAGTAGTTTGGGAATCAGATTTTAAACTAAACAAAGAAAAAGTTATTAAAGAATGCATACAATTTCTAACACAGTAACAAGAAAATTCATCAACAGTATAGATCTATCTAATCTAGAAATAGAAACAGATAATGGATGGCAACCTATAAGTGCAATTCATAAAACAGTCCCTTACAATGTTTGGTATATTGAAACCATCAATGGCTTGGTTTTAGAATGCGCTGACGATCATATTGTTTTTGACGAAAATTTTAACGAAATATTTGTTAAAAATATTAAAAAAAATATTACAAAAATCTTAACAAAGAATGGAGCAGAATTAGTTATTAGTGTAGAGAAAAAGAATAGACAAGAAAATATGTACGATGTTACAGTAGATCATCCAACACATAGATTCTACACCAATGACATAATTTCACATAATACTACTATTGCCAATGCACTTAGTTATGCCCTATATGGCCAGGCTCTTACTAATATTAAGCGTGATAATCTAATAAATAAAACCAATGGCAAAAACATGTTGGTATGCTTAGATTTTGAAATTAGCGGCGAACACTACAGAATCGAACGTGGGCGAAAACCCAATGTTTTGAAATTCTATGTTAATAATCAAGAACAGGAAAGTAAAGATGATAACAGTCAGGGTGATAGCAGAGAAACTCAGCGTGATATAGAAAAACTGGTAAATCTGACACATGATATGTTCAAACATATTGTGGCACTTAATACCTATACCGAACCATTTTTAAGTTTGAAAGCACAGGATCAAAGAACCCTTATCGAACAACTACTAGGTATCACCCTGCTAAGTGAAAAAGCCGAGGGGCTCAAAGAACAGAATCGAATCACAAAAGAAGCTATTACCACAGAAGAATTTAGAATCAAAAGCGTAATCGACAGTAATGATCGGATACGTGAACAGATTAAAAATTTAGAAAAACGACAAACGTTATGGCAACGTAAGCGACAAGAAGACATTCAAGCGTTGCAAACAGCCTACGATAATCTTGCACAGTTAGATATCGAGCAAGAATTACAAAATCATAAAGAGCTTGCAATACATAAACAAAAATCTGAAGCAATAGTTAATCTAAGCAGTCGTGTTAAAATAGCGAAAAAAGAATATGACAGAGAAATAGTAACTTATAATACTCTGTGTAAAGATGTAGAAAGTTTGATTAACCATGTTTGTCCTAGCTGCAATCAAAAATTTCATAGTAAAAAACAAAAAGAGACATTGGAACTTAAGATTAAACAACGAGATGAATCTAATGTTTTAGTAGAAAAGTTATTAGAAACTTATAATAATTTAATCAATGAACTCAAGCAGTTAGATACATTAGGCGAAAAACCGACAACATTTTACGAATTAGAATCTGATGCGTTCGAGCATAGAAGCAGTATGGCAAACTTACTAACAAAGATTTCTGACAAGCAGGAAGAAGCAGATCCTTATTATGAACAAATACAGGAAATGAAAACCACTGCACTATTAGAAATAAGCTATGATACTATAAATGAACTAACAAAAATTCGAGAACATCAGGAATTTTTATTAAAATTGTTAACAAACAAAGACAGTTTTATACGTAAAAAAATTATTGATCAAAATTTAAACTACTTAAATGCACGATTACAAACCTATCTCGAAAGAATTGGATTACCACATACAGTAAAATTTCAAAATGATCTTACTGTAAATATTGAAGAGTTAGGTAGAGAGTTAGATTTTGATAATCTAAGTAGAGGCGAACGTAATAGATTAATTCTCAGTTTAAGTTGGGCTTTTCGGGATGTTTGGGAAAGTTTATATACTCCGATTAATCTGTTGTTTATCGATGAGGTTGTAGATAGTGGTATGGATAGTTCAGGAGTTGAAAATAGTCTAGCGATCTTGAAAAAAATGAGTAGAGAGACTCATAAAAGTGTATGGTTAGTCAGCCATAAGGATGAACTAGCGGGACGAGTAAACAATATTTTGACTGTAATAAAAGAAAATGGATTTACCAGTTATGCAACTGATACACAGATTAATTAAACTAAAATATTTGGATTATTTCTAAGACAACTATATATACAAGTATGACTAGCCCTCAAAAAGCCAAAGGTGGCAGTTTCGAACGTGAAATTGCACGATTTCTATCTGAACAATATAATGAAAGTTTCATTAGAGCGCCAGGTAGTGGTGCCTATGTGGGCGGATCAAACAATGCAAGAAAACAGATTTTACATGATAATCAAATCAGATCATTCAAAGGCGATATTGTACCAGGACAAAGTTTTGGTAGATTAAATGCAGAATGTAAAAGTTATAAAGATTTTCCATTTCATCAACTATTTCAAGGCTCAATAAAATTGTTAGATTCATGGATCGATCAATGTATGGATGTAGCTGACGAAGGCGATTTCAGCATTTTATTCATGAAATTCAACAGAAAAGGCACTTACACAGCAATAAAACTCAGTGACCCACACAACTTAAATTTAACCAATCATATTATATATAACTCAAAAAATCATGGCTCTTGGGCATTCATGGCACTAGACACATTTTTTCAACTTAATCACGAACAATTTCAAATTCTTTGTAATAAACAGGCATAGTTTGGTCGAGGTAGCTCGACTCCCATTGAGGTTGCCAGGATAACTTCCTGTTGCCATCGGATCTTGGGTGCTAAAGGGTAAGGCTAACTTAAGGCTCAAAATGGTGAGGCTCTGTGAAAAAGATACAACCTCGACTTATAGAATCTGGTCTATTTCGGATTACTAGGGTACCGTTGACATGCGAATGCTGAGTTAGGGGGTACAGGTCAACCGCCTCCGCACTGATATAATCAGTAAAACTCTTAGATAGATGGTTGCGAGACTCGGATGAACAACTATGAATTCGCCCGGCAACGGGCGAATTCTGGCTGATTGATCTGGATGAACCTAAGAAAAGAAAAATAGAAAAAAATATCACTGAGCGTTAGCGAAGTGATAGATGTACGTAGTACATCTTAAAAGTAAGGCAATCCTGTTTTCTTAGTAAGCTCTAAATTACTTTCAATTATATCAGCAATTAGTTTTTGTTCTGCAGCAGATAATGATAGTGCTTCCGCATAACTTAATCCACCACGCATATGCCAACAAAATGTTAATAACGTTTTTTTTAAGGCCTTTGAATCTTTGTCCATACGTTCAATTTCTTGGACAATTTCCTCGTCAGTTAAACTCAAAAGCCTTAGACGAAAAAATGACTGGTTTCAAATTCGATTGGCGTTACATAAGATTTATTACAATCATCATGATCACAGGTTACAGTCAATTCTTTGCTTTTTTGTTGTAAATCCGAATATTCCTGCAATTTTGCCTTAATTGCATTCCATATATCTTTATTACAGTTAGCGAAAAATTCTTTTATAAACGCAGGATTATCTACTACTTCGCTTTTATCTATTTTTACCGCAGCTACAGATGCACTGACTTGTTCTACTGTAATATTAACTAGATTATTGAATATTTTACGAAACTCCGCAACTTTTTGCTCTTCGGGCAAACTGGTATCCTGTACTACAGATAATAATTTTTGTTGTTCAAAATTTTCTATACTGGTTTGATTGAAATTTGCAAAATTATTAGGTCTAAGAAAAATTTCAAGTGTATCAAATTTCATTGATTGATCATAGTCTGGACAGACAAATCTGGTAGTGTAAATGCTAAGATCTAATGCATGTTCATTTTTACGTTTACAGTGAGGACACACATTAGTAAATTCCATATGATTTCCGTATGTCGCCTGTCTGATACTGATTAAAATAGAATCTAAATCCACTAAGGGCATTGCCCAGGCATTACGTATTGCAGGAATACAGCTTTGAATTACATCAACTGTGCCCTGGCCATTCATTACTGCATCTGGTGTTTTCAATAATAACTCATCTCTTGCTGTCATTGCAAATACTGGTAACTCACCGTTTGCAGGCATTTCTATTGAATCTTTAGGCCACCAACGCCCTTTACTGGGCAATTTAAGATATATTTGAGGCTGTCTAAAAAATTTAGAAAGCGGGTTGACATTATCTTTGTTAGTTGAATGATCAGTCATATCTAGATCCGATAAATAATATTTGTACTTATCTTATCATAAAGTGCTTATAAAATATGGCTGATATTTCGGTTGAAGAAATTAATAGATTGTTATCTATATTCGGAGATTTATCTGGCGCCAGCGCGGATGTTGCCAGAACTCTAATTCAAGTTAGTCAACTGAATCAAACACAGTTAGGTACAGGGCAACAATTAATTACTGCAGAACGTCGCAAAATTGATCTAGCAAGACAGCAAGAAGAACGTGAAATAGCAATTGCCGGTGTTTTCAAAACATTATCTTCTACTATGGTTAGTACCATACAGGGATTTACCAGTGTAACCAGTCAACTATATGCATCCACTAATGCATTCCAAAGTGCTCAAATCGGGGTCGATGGTTTTTCTAGTGTAATGAAATCCCTGTTAACAGTCTTAGAATCAGGGTCTGGTTTATTGGGATTGTTTAGTAGAGCTGTGGGGTTTGGATTATCGATATTTACAAAAGTTGCAAACAGCGGTCTAGACATTGCAGTTGGGGTAATTAAGTTTAGATTAGAAGCTGCAAAGACTATCACTGATTTATTTGTGAATCTTAATAAACAAGGTGCTATGTTTGGCGGCAATTTAAATTTACTATTAGATTCGGCGAAAGAGTCGGGTATTAATCTACAGGAATTTGGTAGATTTGTGCAATCTAGTATAGAGGCATTAAGTGGTTTTGGTGGTACAATCGCACAGTCCGCAGTAAAGGTTGGAAATTTAACAAATCGCATAGCTGAAGTAGATGAACCGTTGTTAGCCATGTATGGAAGTTTTCAATCATTAGCTGAAGCTACTGCACAATATATGAACTTGCAAAAGAGGTTGGGTCAATCAGAAATTGCAAATACTACAGATCAAGCAACTGCAGTATCTGAATACCTAAGAAATCAACGTTTGTTAACTGAATTGACAGGTAAAAACGTACAGGAACAACAACGAGAAATAGAAAGACGTAGAACTATTGCAGCATATACTGAAGCATTGCGACAGGAAGAAGATCAAACAACACGTAATCAAATTGAATTTGTTGTAGGTTTAGCTGGTGAGTATGGGCCAAAAATGCAACAGGCTATACAAGAATTTTATCAAAATAACGGACAACTTATTAACGAACAGAGTATTACTACTGCAACAATGAACAAACCTGTGTTTGATATGCTATCACAAATGCTGGCTGCAACAAGGCAGGCGCCCGAAGCGTTTAAATCTAGCATGGGAAGTATCGCACAAGCTAGTAGAGACGGTATTTTAAGTATGCAAACTGTTATGAGTGAAACTGGCATGTTTATGCTTAATGCTAGTAGACGTGGTGGTGCTGTTTTAGATATTATAGGTGAAGTGGGCGGTAATGTAAGACGTGTTGATGCTGCAATCGGCAAATTACCAGACTTATTGGATAAATTTCAATTTGAACAAGAAGGAGCTAAAGCAGGAAGTGCATTTTTTACTGGGGCAATAAGAGCACAAAATGAATTACAAAAAGAAATCGATGGCACAGTACGTAAACAGTTAGCATCTTTGCCAGATATTGTTAGTGCTGCAATGAAATTAAATTCTGCTTTTATATCAGCACAGGAAGGAATAAGTGAAGTAGTTAATGCATTACTTGGAAAAGGCCCTGCACTGGCTGATGCTTTAGAAAAATTTAAAGATCAATTACAACAAGCATTTGAAGGTTTGATCGGTGGTAGAAAACAAAATACTCCAGGCGAACCTCCGCCCAATATACCAACTCCGGGGGCTGGTTTACCAGGTCCTGTTTTAGCGAGCGCTCGAACTGGTATTTCTGCAGATAATATTTTTGCTTTGGTAGCATCTTTGGCTCAGAATAGACCAGAATTAACTACGGTTCAACCTGTGGCTGCGACTGCACCCGTAGCTGCAACCACAGTTTCTGTTCCTGCAATGAATTTAGATCCCTTATTGGCCGCATTACAAGAACAAACTACATTAAATACAGAGATTAGAGATCAACTTCGAGATAGTAATGATATTCAAAGACGTATATATCAGGCAACAGTATAAAGAGGTTAAATAACAATACTATGGGTTGGAAAAAATATTTTCGTACAGTTAATACCAGTGGCAACATAAGTCCTATTGGTGCAGGGCAACCCCCTTCCATGGGATTTAAAAACTATCAAAGTAATTTGCCCGAAGTTTATATAGGGCATCCAAATCGTATTGAACGTTATAATCAATACGAACAAATGGATATGGACAGCGAAATTAATGCAGCCTTAGATATTTTAGCTGAATTCAGTACACAATTAAACAAAGAAAATGGCACACCATTTAAGTTTTATTGGAAGGAAAAACCCACAGAAAACGAAGTTAAAATTATTAAAGAGACACTAAATCAATGGATTAATTTAAATGAATTAGATAAACGTATGTTTAAAATCTTTAGAAACTGTATCAAGTATGGTGATCAAGTATTTCTAAGGGATCCAGAAACATTTAAATTATTTTGGGTTGAAATGAGTAAGGTTACAAAAATTATTGTCAATGAAGCAGAAGGTAAAAAACCTGAGCAATATATTGTAAAAGATCTGGCTCCAAATTTTGAAAATCTTACAGCAACTACTATAAATGCCACTGATATCAGTGTAAATCATCCCCAAGTAGGTGGTCCCAGTGGTGCATATATACAGCCTAAAACGCCTTATAGTGGGGGATCTAGATTCAGCCATGCTCAAAATGAAAATACTATAAATGCAGAACACGTAGTACATCTTAGTTTAACAGAAGGTTTAGATTTTAGTTGGCCATTTGGAAACAGTGTATTAGAAAACGTATTTAAAGTTTTTAAACAAAAAGAATTGTTGGAAGATGCAATCTTAATTTACCGTGTGCAACGTGCACCTGAACGTAGAATGTTCAAGATTGATGTAGGTAATATGCCTAGTCATATGGCTATGGCCTTCGTAGAACGAGTAAAAAATGAAATAAGTCAACGCCGTATACCAACTCAAACTGGCGGTGGCCAGAATATGATGGATGCAACTTATAATCCTTTAAGCACCAATGAAGATTATTTTTTCCCTGTAACCGCAGAGGGAAGGGGTAGCAGCGTAGAAATATTACAGGGCGGACAAAATCTAGGCGAAATTACAGATTTACATTTCTTTACTAACAAACTGTTCAGGGGATTACGTATACCTGCTAGTTATTTGCCAACTGGTATGGACACCGGAGTCGACGGAAATAATTGGAATGACGGTAAAGTAGGGACTAGTCTTATTCAAGAATGGCGTTTTAATCAGTATTGTATGAGATTACAAAAAAGTATTATTCAAAAAATGGATCAAGAATTTAAGATGTTTATGCGTTGGAGAGGCATTAATATCGACGGTGGGATTTTTGAATTGCAGTTTAATGATCCACAAAACTTTGCCAGTTATCGTCAAGCTGAATTAGACACAACACGTATTAATGCATTTGGCTCAATTGAACAGGTTCCATACTTAAGTAAGAGATTCTTATTGAAACGCTTCCTAGGACTATCTGAAGAGGAAATGACCGAAAATGAAGAAATGTGGCGTGAAGAACAGGGTGACGTAAAAGAAGCACCAGCACCAGAATCTGGATTACGCAGTGTAGGTATCACCCCCGGATCAATAGGTACAGACATGGGTCAATTAGGGGCTGTACCAGGAATTGATCAACAAGCCGCACCTATTGATCAGTCTGTAGCGGGCGGATCTCCTGGTGCTGCTGTTCCAACAGGTGCGGTTCCACCCCCTCTATAATAAATAATATTATGAACTTATTTGAAATTTTTCAGCCTGAGGCACATGGTTATGAATCAAAAAAAGATGATCATTCTGTGGCTCAGCCTAAGCAAACTAGACGTTCTAAACTTACATTAAAACGTTTAAGTAAATTGCGTATGGTTAATGACGTAAGAAAATTAGAGCATGAAAAATATTTAGAAAAAGTCAGTAAACAATACAAATTACCAACACAAACCTCAGGTTTGTCGTTGTAACTTATCAAAAAACCTTCAAAATCATAGCTTAAAACGCCTTTTTTTAATAACTGTAGTAAATAATTACAGAGTTACCTTTATATTTTAAAAAGGATTAAGTGATATGTCTAAGTATGAGAAGCTTATAGAATACATCATTAATGATGAAGAAGACAAAGCTCGTCAACTATTTCACGAAATAGTTGTTGAGAAAAGTCGTGAAATTTATGAGTCATTAATGGACGAGGATGAGATGTATGAAATGGGACATGGCCATGTAGGTGGTGATCCTGTTGAAAGTTTAGTCGACGAAGTTACTGGCGACGAAGAAGGGATGCAAGAAGCAGCCGATGACAGCATGGACATGGACATGGATATGGAAATGGATGCTGAACTAGATGACACCAATGGTGATCTAGATAGTATGGATGCCGAAATGGACAGTGACGATGGTATGGGCGATGACATTCAGGATCGCGTAATGGATCTAGAAGATGCTCTTGATGAATTAAAAGCAGAATTTGATGCATTAATGGCAGATGATGACAGCGATGACATGGATGACATGGATGATGCTGCAGATGAAGAAGATGTAGAAGATTCTGAAGAAGATGATCAAGAAGAAGCTCTACAAGAAGCTCGTGCTAAAAAAGACGATAAGAAAAAGAAACTTATGGATGCAGATAAAAAGCACATGAGTGAAGCTGCTCGTCTACGTGAATACACCGAAAAGTTAGGTGATGTATACAAACAAGATCCTGCTAAAGGTGAAGGTCATGAGGTAGGTAAAGGTGGAAGTGTTAGTGTAGATAAAAAATCCGTTGTAGCAGGTAAAAATGATATGGGCGGATCTACTGCTAACATAGCTAAAGGCGGATCAGAGCAAGATCCTGACAACAAGCCAATCCCTGAGCCTAAGAATGAGTATGCAAAAGGCAAAACAGATGTAAAACATGCCAATGAGTGGAAAAACAAAGTTGGTGGTAACACCGGTAGTTTTAAACAAAAAGCTCCTGCAGCCAAAACTGGTGAAGAAGGTGGTACAAACGAACGTAGTCCATTAGCAAAATAAGGAAATTACTATGCATATCCTCAGAGAGCATTTGAGTTTTGATAGCGCAGAGATGCGTCTTATCTCTGAGGATACAGCCACAGGCGGAAAAAATCTCTATATGGAGGGAATCTGTCTGCAAGGTGGTGTCCTTAATGAGAATGGTAGAGTATACGAAGTCAGAGAAATTGGTAAAGCAGTTGACTTAATTAATGAAAAAATTAAGAAAGGTCAAAGTGTTTTAGGAGAAGTTGATCATCCAGACGATTTAAAAATCAATTTAGATCGTGTTTGTCATAACATTATCAGAATGTGGATGGATGGTCCCAATGGCTTTGGCAAATTAAAAATACTTCCAACGCCCATGGGTAATCTGATTAAAGCCATGCTAGAAAGCGGTGTGAAGTTAGGAGTTTCCAGTCGCGGTCAAGGTAATGTGGATCGTAACGGAAAAGTTAGTGATTTCGAAATAGTAACAGTAGATATTGTTGCACAACCTAGTGCACCAAATGCCTATCCTACTCCTGTATATGAGGGAGTTAAAAACTCGCGTTATGGACATAGATTGTTAGAAATGTCCGATGAAGCCAGTAAGGATCCTAAGGTACAGCGTTATCTAAAAGAAGAAGTCACAAGGTTGATTAAAGAGTTAAAAATTAAATAGGAGAATGATCCATGTTCGATGCTATCAAGCCATTAGTAGATAGTGGAATCATTAACGAAGACACTCAACAAGCTTTAACCGAAGCCTGGGAGTCAAAGTTAAATGAAGCACGTGAACAGATTCGTAGTGAAGTACGAACCGAGTTTGCAAATCGTTATGAACATGATAAGGGTATGATGGTAGAAGCCCTAGACAAAATGATCACTGAAAGTCTCCAATCTGAAATACTTGAATTTCGTCAAGAAAAACAAAATATTGCAGCAGATCGTGTACGTCAAAGTCGTCGTATGACAGAAGCTGCTGCACGTTTTGAAAAGTTTTTAGTTCAAAAATTAGCAGAAGAAGTTCGTGAACTACACGAAGATCGTAAATCTGCTCGTGGTGTAACTAATAAACTAGAGCAATTTGTAATTCAACAACTTGCAGAAGAAATTCAAGAGTTCAGTCAAGACAAAAAGGACGTTATTGCCACTAAAGTACGTTTAGTTAGTGAAGCAAGAGAAAAAATGGAAGCTTTACAGCAAAAATTTATTAAACGTTCTGCTGGTCTAGTCGAGAACACAGTAACCAAGAGTCTTAAAGGCGAGTTAACTCAACTTAAAGAAGATATTCAAGCAGCTCGTGAAAATAATTTCGGACGTAAACTTTTCGAAGCTTTTGCTAGTGAATTTGCAATCAGTTATCTCAATGAGAATAAAGAGATTGTAAATTTACGTAAACAGCTTGAACAAAAACATCAAGAAGTTATGGAAGCACAGAACCAAGTTGTAGAAAAAGAAACTTTAATTGAGTCACGTAACCGTGAGATCCAAATCATAAAAGAGGAGACACAGCGCAAGGAAACAATGAATGAGCTGTTGAAACCCCTTAACAAAGAGAAGCAGGCAGTAATGAGCCAACTTCTTGAATCAGTGCAGACCGATAGGTTACGGTCCGCATTTGAAAAGTATCTACCTGCAGTACTTAACAATTCAGCTAATGCACAGCCTACCAAGGCTCGTCAGTCATTGACTGAAAGTCGTGTTGAAGTAACAGGAGATAAAACTGCTAAAACTATCGCTGAACCCGAATACAATAATGTAATCGATCTAAAGCGTCTAGCAGGGCTTAACTAAAACCCTAATTAGGAGAAAGGTAAAAAAATGTCACAAGTACTATTAGAGGGCCGTTGGGGCGAAACAAAAGAAGCCCTTCTAGAAGGCCTAAACGGTTCACGTAGAACCACAATGGGTGTAATCCTCGAGAACACCCGCAAGCACTTAATGGAAGCTGCTACCGCTGGATCAACATCAGCTGGTAACGTTGCTACACTTAATCGTGTAATTCTTCCAGTAATCCGTCGTGTTATGCCTACTGTTATTGCTAACGAAATCGTTGGTGTACAACCAATGACTGGTCCAGTAGCACAGATCCATACACTACGTGTTCGCTATGCTGAAACTACTAGCGTATCGGCTCCTAGCCCATTTGATACTGCTACTACTGCTGGCGACGAGGCTTTAAGTCCATTTAAGATTGCTACTGCTTATTCAGGTAGCTTGACAACTGGGCGTGCTACTTCAACTAGTGCTTTAGAAGGTGTACCAGGTCGTAAGATTAATGTACAAATTCTAAAACAGGTTGTAGAAGCTAAAACTCGTAAACTCAGCGCACGTTGGACTTTTGAAGCTGCTCAAGATGCACAGAGCATGCACGGTCTAGATATTGAAGCTGAAATTATGGCTGCTCTTGCACAAGAAATTACAGTTGAGATCGATCAAGAAGTTCTCGGTAGCTTACGTGCTCTAGCTGCTACTGATTTTGCTTACGATCAGGCCGCTGTTTCTGGTACTGCAACATTCGTTGGTGACGAACATGCTGCTCTTGCTGTTCTAATCAATCGTGCTGCAAACTTGATTGCTCAGCGTACACGTCGCGGTGCTGGTAATTGGGCAGTTGTTAGCCCTGCTAGCTTGACAGTACTACAGAGTGCTACTACTAGTGCTTTCGCACGTACTACAGAAGGTACGTTCGAAGCTCCTACTAACACTAAGTTTGTTGGAACACTAAATGGCGCAATGCGTATCTACGTCGACAGCTATGCAAGTGATACACAGGCTGTTCTAGTTGGTTATAAAGGCTCAAGTGAAGCTGATGCTGCTGCATTCTATTGCCCATATATCCCGCTAATGAGCTCTGGAGTTGTACTTGATCCAAGTACCTTCGAGCCAGTAGTTGGCTTTATGACACGTTATGGATATGTAGAACTTACAAATACTGCTTCATCGCTTGGTAATGCTGGTGATTATTTAAGCGAAATCAGTGTTGCTAATCTTAGCTTCCAATAATTTAAACTTAGGTTTAAATGTAAAAACCCGCTTCGGCGGGTTTTTTTTTGATAATTAGAAAGTTTTTATATATAATTAAATGTAGTTCAAA